TATGTGGAGCTCAAGGCACACAAGGAATTCAAGGCATTCAAGGATTATGTGGCCCTATCGGCTTATGCGGCTTAACAGGTAATTGTGGCCCTCAAGGAATTCAAGGAGTAACAGGTAATTGTGGCCCAATCGGCTTATGTGGAGCTCAAGGCACACAAGGAATTCAAGGCATTCAAGGATTATGTGGCCCTATCGGCTTATGCGGCTTAACAGGTAATTGTGGCCCTCAAGGAATTCAAGGAGTAACAGGTAATTGTGGCCCTCAAGGCATTCAAGGTGTAACAGGCAATTGTGGCCCTCAAGGAGCACAGGGAATTCAAGGCCTATGTGGCCCTCAAGGAGCTCAAGGAATTCAAGGCCTATGTGGCCCTCAAGGAGCTCAAGGAATTCAAGGCCTATGTGGCCCTCAAGGCATTCAAGGTGTAACAGGTAATTGTGGCCCTCAAGGAGCACAGGGAATTCAAGGAGTTTGTGGCTTAACAGGTAATTGTGGCCCTCAAGGAGCACAGGGAATTCAAGGCCTATGTGGCCTTCAAGGAGCACAGGGAATTCAAGGCCTATGTGGCCCTCAAGGAGCTCAAGGAACTCAAGGAATTCAAGGCCTATGTGGTCCTCAAGGCATTCAAGGTGTAACAGGCAATTGTGGCCCTCAAGGAGCACAAGGAATTCAAGGAGTTTGTGGCTTAACAGGTAATTGTGGCCCTCAAGGAGCTCAAGGAATTCAAGGCCTATGTGGCCCTCAAGGAGCTCAAGGAATTCAAGGCCTATGTGGCTCTCAAGGAGCTCAAGGAATTCAAGGCCTATGTGGCCCTCAAGGAGCTCAAGGAATTCAAGGCCTATGTGGCCCTCAAGGCATTCAAGGTGTAACAGGCAATTGTGGCCCTCAAGGAGCACAGGGAATTCAAGGAGTTTGTGGCTTAACAGGTAATTGTGGCCCTCAAGGAGCACAGGGAATTCAAGGAGTTTGTGGCTTAACAGGCAATTGTGGCCCTCAAGGAATTCAAGGAGTAACAGGAAATTGTGGCCCTCAAGGAGCTCAAGGAATTCAAGGCCTATGTGGCCCTCAAGGAGCACAAGGAATTCAAGGAGTTTGTGGTCCACAAGGCTCACAAGGAATTCAAGGAGTTTGTGGCTTAACAGGTAATTGTGGTCCTATTGGCTTATGCGGACCAAGTGGCACAAATGCTATAACAATTGTAGCAGGAGAAACTTTAGCAGCTGGAAACTTTGTTAATCTTTATTCAAATGCTGGTACAATTAATATGCGTAAAGCAGATAATACTGATAATACTAAACCTGCTCATGGTTATGTATTAACGGCTGTAACAAGCGGAAATAGTGGAGGATTTTATCAACTAACAGGACTAAATGACCAGTTAACAAGTTTAACAGTAGGTACAATATATTTCTTAAGTACAGCGGGTGGAGTAACATCTACACCACCAACTACAGCTGGAAATTTGAACCAAGAATTAGGAATTGCAAAAACTACATCAGCATTAGCGGTCTATGAAAGACCTACTATAACAATTGGATAATAAAAACCTAAATAAAGGAAAAAATATGTCAGACATCGTAAAAGAAGATAATAATCTTTTATCAGTAATCAATCATTCATTATTTGGTTCTGATAGTAATACTAATAAGATCATTACAAGAGCAACAGATGAAAAATTCTTTGAATTAAAAGCACTTGATAATGAGACTTTAACTAAGATAGCAGATTTTATGCCAGAAGTAAATAGAGCTACTAATTCATTTGGTAAGACTCAATCTCAATTTATGAATCATGCAATGACCATTTCTTCGTTTGGTGTAATACGTAATTTACGTCAAGTGATGTCAGAAATTGAAAGAAGGAGACAAGCTCTTAAAGAAAATACTTTTAAATTAAAGAAACAGATAATTGATTTAAAAGAAAAAGAAGAACAACTAAAAGAATTAGTAGAAAAGAATTTATATAATGATAGGTATAAAATTCTACGCCTTCAGATTGATGTAGAAGAGATTTCTTCAGGAATTACAGATTCAAGACTTTATATTGAGGGAGCTTTAAAAACTATTTACTCATATCAAATGGCATATCAAGATATGATGAAAAAGAATAATATTCCACCAGATTGGGATGAGAAGACTTTTGAAGAGGATGAAGAAAGGCATCATATAACAAAAGCTTTTCAACAAGCACATGCAGATATGATAAGTACTGGTAGAATAGGTCAAGGTAATCATGAATATATGTGGCAATGTGGCATTAATCCACAATCTGCTTTTAATGATTTAGCAGAGTATATTAATCGTGAAAATATTGAATATACTAATTCAAAAGGTGTAGGGGTATTATCACCAAAAATAGATGGAAAACTTGAAATTGAAAGTTTCATAAAATTCTTGAATGATATGTATGCTAAATATAAAGGAAGTTCAAGAAAAATTCTTGAAATGAAAGGTATCAATGGTGATGGTTATTATGATGCAGCAGTATTTCATGATATTCAACAAAAGACAGGTATTTAAGTGTCAGAGTACAAAGTTTTAGCATTATATGATGGAATACCTCAAGAATTAAAATCAGGTGATACTGCAGTTATATCAAGACCATTATGGTATGGTGAACGTGGAATTATGGGAGGAGGAGAACAACCAGATTGGGGATATTCTTATAATGTTATAGAGTATATTACAATAGCTACAACTGGCAATTCATCTGATTATGGTGATTTATTACAAAGATTAACTTATATTACTGCTTGCTCAAGCGGAACCAGAGGAATTTTTTCATGTGGTTTTAATTTAATGACCGGTAATGTAAGCGTAAATGTTATACAGTATAAAACTATAGCTTCATCTTCAAATGCAGTTGATTTCGGAGATTATAGTACAGAAGCTTATGGTTTATGCTCAGTATCAAATTATACTAGAGGATTAATTGCTGGTACCGATAATAGAATAAATTATATTACTATTATGTCTTTTGGTAATACAGTTGATTTTGGAGACATGGCTATAGTTAGATATAATACACCTGCTGCAATCTCAAATGGAACAAGAGGACATTTTTGTGGTGGTACTACTACTGGGAATGTGAAAGTAAATAATATTGATTATGTAACCATTATGTCTTTGGGTAACTCAGTTGACTTTGGTGACATAACCCAAGAAAGAATATCATTTTATGGATTAGGTGATTTAGTAAGAGGAATTTGTGCAGGAGGTCAAAAAGCAGGAGATGTTGGTTCTAATGTTATTGATTATATAACATTTTCAATTGCAAGTAATGCAACTGATTTTGGAGATTTAGTATCTGCAAGATTTGGTGTTAGTGCTACTAATAATGGCAGTAGAGGTATTATTTCTGGTGGACATGGTACTAACGTTATTGAATATATAACTATTCAAACTATTGGAAATACAACTGATTTTGGAGATTTAATAAGTAGAGAAAGTGGATATCCAGGAATAAGATTTTCAGGCTCTTGTTCAGGAAATTAAAAAAATGGCAGAATTCTTACCTCTAATATTAAAAAATGGTAAAATAGATAATTTATCTTTAGGAGATGGATACGTTAGTTTTAATAGTGCTCAAAATTGGGATAGAGGAATTTTTGCTGGAGGTGGGAATAATGTTATTGATTATGTCTCAATCTCACATAAAGGTAATGCAGCAGATTTTGGTGATGTTGATAATGGAGGTTATACAGAATCTCTTGGTGCTTGCTCAAGTGGAACTAGAGGGGTTTTTGCTGGCGGCAGAATACCAGGCTCCACTTATTCTGCTCAAATGATTTATATTACAATAGCTACTTTAGGTAATTCAACAAATTTTGGTAACTTAACTACTTCAGCAAGAAGGGCTATTTCAGGCACCACAAATAAAACAAGAGGAATTTTTTGTGGAGGTGATGATAACTCATCAATATATACATATATAGATTATATTACAATAGCTACTACTGGTAATTCTACTTCATTTGGATCATTATCATCTTTAGGATCATTTACAGGTTCATGCTCTAATAATACTAGAGGAGTTTGTGCAGGAGGTTATGCTACTGGTTTTGTTGCTACAAATATAATTGAATATGTAACAATTGCTACAACAGGAAATTCAACAGATTTTGGGGATTTAGTAAGAACTAGTACTTATACTTGTGTTGCTATTTCTGATTTAATTAAAGCTTTATTTTGTGTTATTGGATATGCAGATTATGTTACAATAGCAACTACCAGTAATGCTTCTTATTTTAGTGGCTTAATTCCAGGTTCAGTTCAATACTCTTCTGGATGCTCTAATGGATTATATGGAATAATAGGTGGTGGTACTAGTGATTCTACTATGATAATATTAGTAAATATTAATACTTCTGCCATGTCTGAAGATTTTGGAGATCTTTCATCAGCAAGATATTTTACAAGTGCTTTGTCTGGAAATTAAACCTAATAAAAGGATAAATAAATGAAAGTAAACATATTAATTGGAACTCCTGCTTATAATAGTCAGATACATATTGACTATCTTAATTCAATTATCGATATGCATAGATTGAAGTTACCTATTTCAGTTATGTGTATAGGTAATGAAAGTCTTATTACAAGAGGACGTAATACTATTATTTCTTTTTTCAAGACTCATGAAGAATTCACACATCTGTTGTTTTTAGATGCAGATATTGGTATAAAAGGTGACAGTATTATAAAGTTAATACAACATGAAAAAGATGTTATAGGTGCTCCTGTTCCATTAAAAGGTTTTGATTCAAATGGTAATAAAGTCTATAATATTACAAATCCAATTAAAGAAGAAAATCTTTATACAGTAGATAAAGTGGGAACGGCGGTTTTCATGTTATCAAGGAAAGCAGTTGAAGATCTTTGTAATAACTCAGATACTTATAATGGTAATACAATGTCAAGAGGTCTTCAGAATAATAATATTAATTATGATGTTTTCAAAACAGGAATTGAAAATGAGATATACTTAAGTGAAGATTATTATGCATGCAAGAAACTTAAAGAATTAGGTTATAAAATATATATTGACGATACAATAATAACAATCCATAATGGAATGTTTCAATTTTAGAGTAAGAATATGCCAGAAAAAATACCTCTCGTAGGAAAAGACGGTAAGATAATTGAACTAAATTGGGGTGATAGTTTAAAAAACAATTTAGTTTGGATTGGAGACAGAGGAATATTAGGATTTTTGGTTAATGATGCACTTACTGCATTAAATAATATAAGCTATGTAACCATTACATCAACAGGTAATGCGGCAGATTTCGGAGATCTTACTTTAGCTAGATATAGAGCAGCAGGTTGCTCAAGCGGAACTAGAGGAGTTTTTGCTGGTGGTGCTGTTACTTACAATGAAATAGACTATATTACTATTGCTACATTAGGAAATGCCATTGATTTTGGAGATCTTACTAATTCAATGAGTTTAGACATTTCTGGTTGTTCAAATACTATACGGGGTATTATATCTAGTAATGCTAACTCACAAAGAATGGATTATATTACTTTTGCTACTAACGGGAATTCAATAAATTTTGGCAATATAACTGTTGCTAGAAATAATCCGAGCGGTTGTTCAAGTTCTATAAGAGGTATTTTTGGAGGGGGAAATTATGGTGGAAATTATAATACTATTGATTATGTAACTATAGCTTCATCTTCAAATGCAGTTGATTTTGGAGATTTAACCGTTGCTAGAAATACTACTGGGGCTTCTTCTAATACTATTAGAGGCGTTTTTGGAGGAGGAGAAACTTCCACAAACATTATAGATTATATTACAATAGCAACTACTAGTAACGCGGCAGACTTTGGAGATCTTACTTCAGCTAGAAATGGTGTAACTGGTTGTTCAAACTTGACACGCTCGTTATTTAATGGAGGTTATTCTGGTGGACCTCTTAATACTATTGATTATGTTACAATAAATACTCTTGGAAATGCAGTAGACTTTGGTGATATTAATGCTGGTGTATATTCATATACAAGTGTTGCTTTTTCAGGAAATTAAAAGGAGATTAAAATGATATATTTTATTTATAAAACACTACAGATTACTGGTATTGGAGGAGTCTCTATACCAACTATTGATGGGATAAATGGAGGACAAGGCTCTTATAAAGAATGGTTATTGGGTACTACAGATTCTGCTTTAAAACTTTCCCAGATTAAAGAATTTCAACCTAGAATATTAAAAGAAGAAATTTGGAGAGGCTTATCTCTTATTGGATTACTTCAAGTATTTGATACTTCAATGAATCAATTAAGAAATCTAACTCCAACAGAAATTATATATCAAAAAGCTGCTACTAATTGGGAATTTAAAGAAAATGCAAGAAATTTGATTGAGATAACAGTTGGTGATCCTCTTAAACAAATAGCTAATGTGGATCAGCAATCTCAATTAACTACTCCTGTAATAGTTAGAATGTATAAATTAGTATTAGCTTTATATGCTCATTTAAGCTTGGCTATCCCTGAAGATATCTTGCCAGCAGCAACAAAATCGCAGTATGATAATTTTACAGATTTATATTTATATAAAATAGGATCATTACAATTAATTGACAGGATTGATGTTGATCCAGATCCAGCTGCTCTTATTGATGATGTATTAACCAATATCCATAACATTGGTTTAGCTCTTAAAACTGAGTATTATGATAAAAAGGTATAGTATGTTTAAATGTGGTAGTATTGTACTCGTAAATAATAAAAAAAGTTTATTTAGCAAAATAATTAAATGGGTTACTAGTTCTAATTATTCACATTGTGCTATTACTATGGGTAATCTTATACCAAAAAGTGAAAGTATATTGACTGCAGAATGGTTTATACTAACACACCCTCTTCAAAGATATTTTGAAAATAAAGATTATGATATTGAAATATATGAAATTCAAAATATTGCTGAACAGGAATTAGAAAACATTGTAATTGATTTATACAATGCTCGTGTTAACAGAGGCTATGCTTTTTGGCAAAACTTATGGTTCATATATAGATATTTGATTGCCGAAAAATTAGGTTTTGATGTTAGAAGACAAGGAAATTGGTTTCCAAAAAGTGATAATTGTTCAGAAGAAACTTATGATTTATTAAAGAAAGTTACAGAGGTATCAGTACACATTAATACTAAATTAATACCAATGGGGTATAAATTATCTGAATGGAATAGTAATTGTTTCAGTCCAAAAGATGCAAAAATTATCATTAATAAATTTCCAGAGAATTTTAAACTAGCTTACGAGAGCAAAAATGCTTAACATTAGAGGATTTAAAAATGTGTGAAATATTAGATGAAAAAATTGAGAATACAAAAAAGATATCATCAGCTATTTCTGAGCTAGTATCTACAATGACAAGTAATAAGCATTCAGTTTTTTTCTTAGAAACTTTAATGGATAATATACCTATTATGGTATTTTTTAAGGATACTAATAATAGATTGATAAAAGTAAATAAATATTTCTGCGATTTAGCTGGCACAACCAAAGATAAGATTGAGGGTAAAAGAAGTGATGATTTTGCAGAAACAGAACATGAAAAAGAATTAGTTAAACATTATGGAGAGAATGATTTAGATGTAATTAATTCTAAAAAACCAAAACTTAATATTATAGAGAATTTCTTTAATACAAATATACAAATAAGAACGCATAAATTCCCAATTATTCAGAATGATGAAGTAGTGGGGGTTTTTGGCATTAGTATTGAACTAAATACACTTAATCATATTGGAGTTCACTAGTGGAACAAAATCAACTTATTGATAAGCTTATTTCATTACTTGAAAATAAGCTTGTGTCTATAGATGAAATAATTTCATCGTTTCAAGAAAAAGTTACTACTGCTGAGAAAGACATTATTAAATTCAGAGGAGATCTTGATAAACTACAAGATAAATTGTCAACTCACGCTGATTCTTGTCCAATTAATAAACCTATAATTAGTAAAATGGTTTCTGATGCTATTATTATTGAATTAGCTAAAGTGCCAGATAAAAGAAGATCACGAATGGTTGAGTGGTCTGTTATATTAGCTACACTTATTTCATTAGTGGTTTTTATATTTGGTCTTTATGAAAGTAGTAAAAATAATAATAGTATTCAAGAATTAAAAGAAACTAATAAAAAATTAGAAAAATTAATAAATCGTTAAGAGGATTAAATGAAGATAAAAGATATCTTTACAACAGCGAAAGAATCTACTAAATTATTAATTATTGCTTTAATAATAAGCTCAATAGGTAGATTTTATATCAACACTTTTTTAGTTCCAGATCAGAAAGCTTATGCAGATGAGATCTCAAAGATCGAAAATCAGATTAGTTCTCACTATGATGCAAAGACTAGATCTTATGATAATATGCACATTGTGAACAGTCTACAGAAAAAAGTTATTAATCTTCAATATGACGTTCAAAAGACTATTTTAGTAGAAGTATCATTAACATCTTTAATATTATTGACTATTGCAAGTATATTAGCTTGGTGGACACAATACATATTTACTGATATTAATTTTAAGACTGAAACTAAATTACATACTGTTTTAGCTGCAGCACTCATTGGTTCAATTTTTATTGTAGGCTTAGTTTACTATGTTAAAACATCTTATTAAAATATTTCTTGTTTGTTCTGTTTTAACAGCACAGAGTATTACTCCAGTAGGCTTAGACTTAATCAAGCATTATGAATCTTTTAAGTCTGAAGCCTATTTATGTCCAGCAAAAGTATTGACAATAGGATATGGCTCAACAGGCACACATGTAAAAGCTGGGATGAGGGTCACAGAACTACAAGCCACTTTATTATTAAAAAAAGATGTAAAAAGATTTGAATCTCATATTAAAAATAGAGTAAGTAGACTTTTAATATGGAATGAATTTGACGCATTAACCAGTTTTACATTTAATGTAGGTTATCGTGTTACTAAAGGTTTACAAACCTTTGTAAACCAAGGTAATACTAATGGTGTAATAATGAAATTAATGCAATATAATAAAGCTAAAGTTAATGGAGTCTATATTATATTAAAGGGTTTAACAAAAAGAAGAATAAGTGAATCAACTTTATATAGAGATGGAGTTTTAGCATGGTAAGAAGAATTGCTCCTAGTCAGATAGCCAATGCAGTAAGTGGCCAACCAAATGGTATTAGAACTGCTTATGCATACGATGAATCATTTGGTTGTAAGAAGAAAAAAGTAATTGCTAATGCTTGTAAACCTAAAAAAGGACATACTGGAGTACAATCATCCACTGGCTCAAAAGGGTTATCAGGTCATCAAGGCTCACCTGGAAAATCTGGATTATCAAGAGTATCAAGCTCTTATTATTATGATCCACTAAAAAATCCTAAAGAGGCTCATATTACTAATGCAAAAAAATCTCCTATGGCTCGTGTTGGTAAATCAAACGGCCGCTGGAAAGGTGGTGTTAGTAAAACTTATTATAGAAGGATTGCAGGAGCAAAACCAAATGATGGTACAATTGTTCATCACAAAGACCATGACAAGAAAAATCCAAGTAGGAAAAATCTTGAAAAAATAAAACCTGGCAAGAAAATCTCTGCTAGAGGTAAACATAATCAAAGACATCCAAACAGGCGAAATGGTAAAGCATAATGTTATCTCAGATGTGTAAAAAATGTAATATACCAAAACCTATCGAAGACTTTCCATTTAGTCCTTCAAAAAAGAAGCATGGTATTAATCTAATTATATTCAATACTGAACAAGAAGTGTTTAGTATTATTGAGGATTAAAAATGACTCCTGAAGTAAAAAAACAAAGAACTGAAAAAATCATTGAGTTATTAAGGCCTATGATTGAAAGAGCTATATCAATTAATGAAGATACACCTTCGGGAATTGAGATTCATAAACCAATAGCTTTTTTACTTGAGAAATTTAATACTGGTAAATATTATGGTACTATAGAGATGAAAATCACTGGTACTAGTATTCATAATCCAACTGAAAATAATGTAACACACAGACTTGATATGAGTTATCAAATTGAGTGATAATTTAGGTAATAGGTTAGAAAGAGTACAAAAGGGGAAAAGTCAATCTGACGCTGTAACTATGCAGCAATTTATAGATCATGTACAGAATATTCATAATCCTCACAAAGTAAAACAAGATCAAATTGGATTAAACATTCCAGATATAGATTATGATCTTTTATCAGAATTTGAAACGCTTAAGTTAAATTTAATGGGTATAGAATGGGCTCAGTTTGCATTTTATGACACATTTATTGATGAATCTTTGAGAGAGACTCCAGACCCATCTTCTTACCGTGCATTAGTTGAAAATGGCAAACTGAAAACAAGAGATATCACTCCTTCTAAAGTTTTTGTATTCTTATCAAAAACATATACAGAAGTAAATGTCTTAGATTCTGGAATTTCAACAAATGTAATATCAAATACTTTGACTGACAGTTCAAAAACTTGGTGGATAAATCAATTTAAGAATCTAGTCTTAGAAGATAGTGGATTAGTAACATATAATATACTTTCAAATACATCTAATGTTCTTACTCTTAATGGAAGTCCATCTTTTGGTGCTTATAAAATAAAAGCTGATTATCCTCAGAGAATGGTAGGTTTTGCTAATTATATTGACAGTACAAATGATGAGGATGGTAAAGGTTATTGTAAATTAGAAATAACATTTAACAATGGTTCTACTTGGTTTACATTACTTGATACTCAAAGTGCTGTAAACAATCTAAATAAAGTAATTGATATTTCAGCTTATTCAACAGGAACAGTTAAAGTAAGAATTACAGTATCAAATGATGTAAATGGATTTGGTCCTCAATTTAGTAATTTTCTTATTGCAGCTGATCCTACTATTTGGAAGTTTTAAATGCCAATTATAATTGAACATAGTCAAGGATATTTAGTAAAACAGAGATTAATAGATGAGAGTAACTCTGCAGTATCAAGTGGTGATTGGGCTACAGTTTCTATTGGTGGTAATTCAATTGATGTTACTAAAAGAACTAATATAGTTGTTTATCCAACTGCAGATACTGATATTAATTCTTTTGGTGGAGGGATAGATGCTCAAAGAATTGTATTAGTAAATGGCTCAAGTTCATATGATTTGAATATGAAGCTTTCTGTTATTGGGCATGATTCTACTTTTGTCTTATTACCTGGTCATTCTGCTACTTATATTTATAATGCTGCAACTTATGTATGGGCATTTGAAGGTACTTCAGAATTTATTGGGGAAATGAAATATATTTATATGCGAGCAGCTACTCAACCAATAACTCCTGATTTTGAAGATTATGTTCCAGTTGATTGGTTTGCTGTTCCTCCAGAGCCTAATATTGATGAAGATCCTTTATGGATGTCATTTGCAGTTGTCGTTGGAGTAAAACCAAAAGGTAATTGGGCAACACCTTTACAACTTGATGGTGTTGTTGGACTTTGTGGTCCTGCTGGCTTATGTGGATTAGTTGGTTTTTGCGGTATTCAAGGCTTATGTGGCCCTCAAGGTGTTCAGGGAGCTCAAGGAGAAGTTGGAGCTTGTGGTGTACCTGGCCTTTGTGGCCCTCAAGGTGTTCAGGGAGCTCAAGGTGTTGTAGGTTTTTGTGGTGTTCAAGGCTTATGTGGCCCACAAGGTGTTCAAGGAGCTCAAGGTGTTGTAGGATTCTGCGGTATTCAAGGCTTATGTGGCCCTCAAGGTGTTCAGGGAGCTCAAGGTGTTGTAGGTTTTTGTGGTGTTCAAGGCTTATGTGGCCCTCAAGGCGTTCAAGGCTCTCAAGGCATTCAAGGATTATGTGGTCAAACAGGTTTATGTGGCCCTCAAGGCGTTCAAGGCTCTCAAGGTGTTCAAGGATTATGTGGTCAAACAGGTTTATGTGGCCCTCAAGGCGTTCAAGGCTCTCAAGGTGTTCAAGGATTATGTGGTCAAACAGGTTTATGTGGCCCACAAGGTGTTCAAGGAGCTCAAGGTGTTCAAGGATTATGTGGTCAAACAGGTTTATGTGGCCCTCAAGGCGTTCAAGGCTCTCAAGGTGTTCAAGGATTATGTGGTCAAACAGGTTTATGTGGCCCTCAAGGTGTTCAAGGCTCTCAAGGCGTTCAAGGACTATGTGGCCTTATTGGCTTATGTGGTCCTCAAGGCGTTCAAGGCGCTCAAGGTATTTGTGGTCCACAAGGTTCACAAGGTATTTGTGGCCCTCAAGGTAATGCAGGTATACAAGGAATTGATGGAGAGCAAGGCCCACAAGGATATTGTGGAGCTCAAGGTCCAAGAAGTTGGTCTTACTCTATTGCTCAAAATACAAATTTATGGGTTATGTTTGGGGTAAATCATGATAATACTGGGGCAGATTATATAACTACTCATACGCCAATTATATCAACATTATCTATAAATAGTGCAATCTTTATGTTATTTAATCCTATTTCAAATAAACATTATTTGATGTGGTCATTAAATGCATGCACAATTACAGTTACATTAGATGGAGTTTCTCAAACTATATCTCCAAACACAAATGGAGAAGGTTCACTAGAATTAACTAGTGGTTGGGCTTTACTTACTGTGTCTCAATCTGGCGAAGCAAATGAATTCCGCTTTTATGATTGGACTCTTAATACATATGCTGTACTTGATAATGGTATTTCAGTCAATATACGCCCTGGTGGTCCAAAAGGGGCTGTTGGAGATTGTGGCCCTCAAGGAGCCTGTGGTTTAGTTGGTAATTGTGGTGCACAGGGAATTCAAGGTTTATGTGGCATACAAGGCACACAAGGAATTCAAGGCCTATGTGGCCCTCAAGGAGCTCAAGGAATTCAAGGCTTATGTGGCCCTCAAGGCTCACAAGGAATTCAAGGCAGTTGTGGTTTACAAGGCTTATGTGGTATACAAGGAGCTCAAGGAATTCAAGGCTTATGTGGCTCTCAAGGCTCACAAGGAATTCAAGGCTTATGTGGCCCTCAAGGCTCACAAGGAATTCAAGGTAATTGTGGCCCTATTGGCTTATGCGGAGTTCAGGGTACACAAGGAATTCAAGGCTTATGTGGCCCACAAGGTGCTCAAGGAATTCAAGGAGTTTGTGGCCCACAAGGTGCTCAAGGAATTCAAGGTAATTGTGGCCTTCAAGGTTTATGTGGAGCTCAAGGCACACAAGGAATTCAAGGCTTATGTGGTCCACAAGGTGCTCAAGGTTTATGTGGCATACAAGGCACACAAGGAATTCAAGGCTTATGTGGCCCACAAGGTGCTCAAGGAATTCAAGGTTTATGTGGCCCACAAGGTGCTCAAGGAATTCAAGGAGTTTGTGGCCCACAAGGTATTTGTGGTATACAAGGCCAACAAGGACCTCAAGGTTTATGTGGACAACAAGGCGCTCAAGGTATTTGTGGTATACAAGGCCAACAAGGACCTCAAGGTTTATGTGGACAACAAGGCGCTCAAGGTATTTGTGGTATACAAGGCCAACAAGGACCTCAAGGTTTATGTGGACAACAAGGCGCTCAAGGTATTTGTGGTATACAAGGCCAACAAGGACCTCAGGGTCCATGTGGTCCTTGTGGAGCTCAAGGAATTCAAGGAGCTCAAGGACCTACAGGATTCTGTGGTGGTCAGGGTGTTTTAGGTACAGTATTAGCTTCTGGTGTAACAATAAATGCAGGTGGATATTTTAGGATAGGATCTGGAGATAAAGATGATACTTTGACTGGTATTTGGATAGATGATACTGAAATAGTAGCTCAAGATGGAAATGGTACAGATACTGTACGTATAGGAGTTGATGGTTCATTTTATGCTATTAAAGGCACAATAGCAGGATTCACCATAGAAGAAACATGGTTATATACTGGAACTATATCAACTACTAAAATTGTAATTAATGCTGCTTCTGACTCAATCTATGCAAGACCTTTGGGTGCTGGAGCTAATACTAAGTATGTAATGCTAGGTCAAACCCATGATGGTACAAACTGGACAGGTAACTATGGAATAAGTGCTGTCGATGGTAGTAATAGAATGCTTTTTAGAATTGATGATTCTGTTAAATCAATTGCTGGTTGGAATTTTGACTATCAAAGCTTTTCAAATATCACAACTGGTACTGGTATTGAATTAAGTGTTGGTACTACAAAAAATGTCACTACAGGATTTTCAGTTTTTAATCCTTCAAGTCCAAAATTGTTTATTGGAGACTCAACCTATTTTTTAGATTGGAATAATGGAAGTGGAAGTGGTACTACTGGTAAATTAACTATAAAAGGAGATATTATAGGGAGCAGGTTTTCCACCGAATCTACAAATGTTTTTGATGGTTCTAATGGTACTTATGCTTCACTACATCATGTGAGTGGAACTCCTATTTTATTTATGGAGAAATTTACTGATACTAGTAATTATACTATTGTGAACTTTACACCTGGTTCAATAGTAAATAGTGTAGCTGGATTTTTATATGCTACTTTAGTAAGTGCTGGAACTACAATTGGTTTAATAGAAATGGGTTGTGGGAATACAGCTGATTCTGCTTTTATAAAAATTGATAGTATGCATGTTGCTAGATGGAGGGGAAGATTTGCAACTGATCCTACTACTAATAATAGAGAAGGTGATATGGGATATCACACTGGTACTTCGGTAGTTAGATTATATACTAATGGTGCTTGGACAAATGTATAAAAAGGAGTTATAATGTATATATATGCTAATTTAGATAACCAAAAAATTGTCAGGGGTATAAATACTTCTGACATAGAATTAGAATCAAGTCTTACTCAGGTTCTTATTGGGACTGTAAACCTCTCTCAATCTGATGGTAGTACAGAAATGCTTAATGCTTATAAGATGATAAACAATTTTAAATATGAAGCTGGTTTATTTAATTTAATTAATACTAAATTAATAGATAAAGCTTCTTTCATCTTAAGATTTACTCCAATTGAACTTATGAACTTATCAATTTTATCTTCACAGAATGTAGAAGCACAAAGCATTCTATTAAATTTAAGTTCAACTGGAAATATCGATGTATTTTCTATTAATACTAAAGACATGTTATTAAAGCTTGTTGAATTAACAATTCTTTCTATAGAAAGAGTAAATATCATTCTTACTTAAAAAGAGGAACATATGAAAGTCCAAACAGAAATAATCATAGCTTCAGAGAAAGCTATGAAAGAGCTTGTAAACAGTGAAATACCGATTGACATATCTTTTAATATTGCTAATATTATGGATGATGTTTTAAAGGTAATTAATGTTTATAGAGCTCAAGAGCTGAAATTATATAAGAAGTATGGAGAAATGAAAAAGGATACACCAACCTCAGAAGAAGGATGGTTTGTACCTTTTAATCATCCAAAAATTGATGAATTTAATGAAGAAATAAAGAAATTATCAAAAGTAGAAGTTGATCTTAAAATTGAAAAGATACCTTTAAAAGAATTAGGCTTAATTAAAATTAAACCCCTTTCATTAAAATTATTATTAAGCTGGCTAATAGAAGGACAACCTTCATGAAACAGTTATTAGAAGCTATTAAAGCTCAGTTAGTATCAATATTGGTAATTATACTATTAGGATTTGCAATTTATTTTGGTTGGAATCAAATTCAAGAGTTAAAGAAAGAAAATGAAAGACTTGTAACCATTCAAACTAATAATATGAAAGCCTTAGGAGATTCACTTCGAATGTTGATAGATGCTCAAGGCCATAGACTTTATCAGCAGATGGGTTTTTATCAAGACATACAAAGAAGACAAAATGAGACTTTAGAAGATCAAGGTTTTGAATTACGTTCAATACAGGATTTGACGCTTAGCTTGATTAAAATAGTTGTTAGAATTGATTCTGGAAAAACTCAATATACTGATAGCACTATTGTAAGAACATTCAAAAAAGACACTTTATGGGTATCAATAGATGGTAAAACTGTTATTAATACCAAAAATGATACTAGATCTTTTACAGAATTAAGTATTTTGTCAAAACCCATTCCTATTGAAGTAGCAGTAAGTCAAAATGAGAAAGGTGAAATTGTTGGATCAGTAAAGTGTTTAATTCCAGGTGTAGAATTAAGATCTTTAAAAACATCTGTTGATCCAGGTTTATATGCAGGACAAAAAGCTAATCCGACTTTCTTTGAGTTACTTAAAATTGGTGGCCTAGTTGGTATAAGTGACCAATACGGAATTAATATAAATAAACTCCAAGCAGTGTATGGTTTAGAAATAATGTATGATAGTTATGGAGTTTGGTATGTTAAAACTGGTCAGAATAACACCTATGGAATAAAAGTTTCTAAATCAATTAAAGATATATTTAAATTCTAATGCTCCTGCTAGTTGCATTAGACTTTTATTTATATTATACTAAATCAAAGAGTTAATAAGAACCGAGGTAATTTATGATTATAAGCACACATCCAAAAGACATTGGTCTGGCAGATGCAATTGATGAGAAAGAAAGACTTGATATATGCTTATCAGTTACAATGTCAGAAGATGATGGTGACGAAGATAGTCCCAAACGTGCTAAGATAGAAGCTATTACTGCTGGTTGGAATTTAAATGATATTTATATTCCAACAGAGGTTTTGCCTATTATATTAGAATTTATAATGGCTAAACCAAAGATTTATGTCAATCATGATTTATATGCTTATATGGGCAGAGATGTTTTTGAATGGGCTGCTACTTATGAGAATGTAAAGCTCAATGAAGATAAAACTAAAATCGTTGGTGACATTGTCTTTACAGCAAATCCAAAGACATTCTGGTTGTATAAAGAATGTAAGCGCAATGCAAAAGATGTTCAATTCTCAATGCATTTCTCTGCAATCAGTCAAGAATATAAAGATGAAGCCCAGAATAGAACTGGAATGAAAGTTGTAGGTATTAATGCTTACAAGTCAACAGATATTGTGTCTTATGGAGCAGCAGGTGGTCAAGCTCTACAAGTCTATAATTCTATTGTACAGGAAAAATTAAATAAGTTTCAAACTAATCAATCAAACCAAGAGGAGAAGTTAAAGATGGAAATTAAATCTACGCAAGATTTACTTGCCAACTATCCTACTTTAGTAGCAGAAATTGTAAATGCTGAACTTGCTAAAAAAGAAAAGGAGACTGCTATTTCTCAATCATCTCAGAAAGTAACAGAATTAACAAATTCGGTTACTGCATTAACATCTGAAAAGACTGATTTAGCGGCAAAAGTAACAGAATTAACAAATTCGGTTACTGCATTAACAACTAAAAACACTGAATTGACTGCAGAAGTTGATAAGTATAAAGCTGTTGAACAGTTGAATGCTTGGAAAACCGAAGTTGAAACAGAAATCACAAACTCACAAATTGACTCGCGTCTTGTAACACCTTTGTTTAAGGATACTTTATTTGCTCAAAAAGAAATTGGTATCGTTAAAAACATGTTGGAAGACAGAAAATCATTAACTACCGGTTCTGTTATTCAAAATGGCTCAGCAGCAGGCTCAGCAACAGATTCAGAAACTAAACCTAAATTATCAGATGATGACATTGCTAATGGCATCAAAAAGAAGTAAAATTTTTCAAATGCTGTAAAAATAATAATAAATTAATTGGAGAAGTAACATGAACGTTAAAATCAGAATTCCTGGAGATGAGAGATTTGATTTAATCTCTGTCCCAGTTGAAGCTGCTACTGTGATTGCTAACGGTGATCTTGTTTCTTATGAATCAGGATACGCTGTTAAGCTTGATGCTGAAGCAGAAGATGCAACATTTGTTGGTGTTTGCGAAAGAGGTTCAAATCTTAATGAAACAACACCAATTACAGTTTGGAGAAAAGCTATTGTTGAAGCTACTGTTGATTCAGCAGCTTTTGCAATTGGTGATGGAATTTCTCTTTCTGCTGGTGGTACTCTTGAAAAAGCTGGTGATAACATCTTAATGCATTGCTTTGAAAGCAGTGTTGGTGTTTCAGTAACAACTGTTAAAGCAGTTATTGATGTACAATCTCTTGGCAAGTTGTTTGCTACAAATGCTACTGTTGGACTTTGTGGTCCTGCTGGCTTATGCGGCCCTATTGGTCTTTGTGGTCCAGAAGGTTTATGTGGCCCAATCGGTTTATGTGGTCCAGAAGGATTATGTGGCCCTATCGGCTTATGTGGTCCTGGTATTTAATAATTGATTATGTAATTAATTGCAGGGCTTTTAAAGTTAACAAAAAATTAATTAATTGGAGTACAAACAGAAATGAGAAACGGAATTATCACTGAAATGTTTAATTCCTATAAAGGTGAATCAGCTAGTGATGCTATTGCAGGTCAAAAGGTTGCTGATAAACTTGAGGAATTACTCAATGCTGGAAAAATTTCTACATCTGATTTATCTTTAGGTCAGATTGCAAAAGAAACGATTCCAAATTTTGAAAGATTGCGCGGTGCAGAAGCTTCAGAAGTTGCATTAGCAGTCTCAAGTTCACAATTTCCCACAATTTCAAAAGTTGCAATTAACAAAGAAATTATCGATCAATATACTCTTTATTCTGAAAATGTTGATCAGTTGGTTTCTGAAATGGAAGCTTCAAGAACCGATATTGAATTTATTGCTGGTTTCACAGATCCTGAAGCTCCAGAATTGAGACTTGAAGGTATGTCTTACCAAGAAACAAATTTTGGTGAGAAAGATGTTCAAGTTGTAATGGCTGATTTTGGTCGTATGATCTCTGTAACAAGAGAAGCTATTTTCAACGACAAAACAGGTCAGCTACTTGACCAAGCAAGAATGATTGGACAGCTAGGTGGTCAACACAGAGCTAAAATGGTTATTCAAACTTTGGAAGTTCTTCCTAGAACAGCTTTTAAAGAAGTTGCTTCAAAAGCTTTTGTCTATAAAGGCACAGCTTATGCTAACACAGATTTTTATTCTGCAGATCATGCCGCTCTTGATGGTAGAACAAACAAAAATCTTGTTACATCAAATGCATTAGCAGATTATACTAATGTTGAAGCTGCTTTTAATGCTTTTTCTGCTATGGTTTCTCCTTCTGGTGCTGAACTTGCAGTGGTTCCACAAATTATTGTTGTTCATGAAACTAAAGCTGCTACAGCTTTTAGAGTTTTCAATAATGATAATTTTGCAATGGTTGGACAAGGTGCCAATGTTGCTCCTGTTGTTGCTCACACAACTAATCCATTTGGTCCTAATGGTATCAAGAAATTCCAAATTTACACTTCAAGATACTTAAGTGTTGCAACAACTTGGTACATGGGTGATCCTAAACGTCAGCTAAAATGGTTATGGGTTTATAAACCTGCTACTGCTTCATTAGCTTCTTCATCTGAAAAAGCTTTCACAAACAACATTGTGATGACTTATAAATTCTCTTATCATGGTGGTTGTGGTCATAATGATTATACTTACATGCTTAAGAATACTGCTTAATTAAGTATTCACTTACACACACAAAAGGGGCTAAGAGATTAGCCCCTTTATTATAAGGCGTTTATGAGAGATTTATTAGCAACTTGGTTAGATGTTATAGATAATGTTCCTCAGTATTTCAAATTTGATAGTGGAGAATTTGAAGATACACGACTAACTAGTAATAGAATTATTTCATATTTATCAAAAGAAGAATCAAGGATTAGAACTAAACTAAAAACTTTTTACCCTGTTTTAAGTTTAGGAGAATATCAGGATCCAAATACGTATTGTTTGACACAAAATACAAATCTCGATTTTACTTTCAAAAAGCAGCACATAACTACGATAAATCTAGTTTCAAAAGTATATAAGTTTAGATTTACATCAACTACTGAATTTATTGTTACTCCAGATGAAGAAGCACCAGTAGTTGGAAATATTACTACAGATTTAACTCTTGAAGATATTATTGTTAAAAAAGAGATGTGGACAGGTTATATATTTGTCACTGATGATACATTTTATATGACATTAACTCATTATGAAGAGGCATTAGTACAATTAGCGTCAAAATTAGCAGCTGCAAAATTACTAGAACAGACATTTGCTTCAGAAACTAGTAATACTTCTGGAGATGCAGCATTACTTAGACAAGAAGTAAAGCAAGAATTAAATGCTTTAACGTCCACTGACGGTGAAGCAAGATTAGAAGTAAGTTGGAACACTCTGGATATTAGTCCTATTGCTACTGGGTATGATATTGATGAATTAGGAAATGATATTACAGAATACGAAGAGGACGTATAAGTCCTTACTACATATTTACTACTTGGAGCATAATATAATATGCTTAATCAGACTACTTCTTCTTTTGGAGAAGTTATTCTTAGTATTGATACCTTTCTAAAGAAAAATTTAAAGACTCATGAGTCTCTGAAAGATTATGCATATTATTCAATTGGGATTGATAGAAATACCCCTCAATTTCCATATTTAGTAGTATATCCAGTATCAGAAACTATTTCAAGAATATATTCTTCTGGTTTAGCAGATATAAAAAGAGTAATAAGATTTGAAACAAAAACATTAAAGCCTAAACAAGATCTTGCATTGAATCAATCCATAGGACTCACAAATAATGTAAGATTACTTTTTGCTGAAAAGAAAAAAGATGCTGTTTGGAAATTCACTAATGCTGAAAATAAACAAATAGTATTTAATGCTCAAGTCTCTGAAGTCAGAACTGAAGATGTAATAACTTTGAATCAAGGTCTTCAAGCTACTTCAAGTGTTGATATTACATTTTTCTCACAAATTGATTTAACAGAATATTCACCAACAAATAGAGATATAGCTGGTAATATTCAATTAGTAAACATATCTAATCAAAAAGAAATTATTAAGATTGTTCATAAGTTACTTGAAGATAATAAAGCTATTTTATCATTAGTAAGACAGTTTAAATATGGTGTTGTAGAACCTTTAAATTTTTTCCCAGCTATAGCAGTTGTTTCAGAATTGGCTGGCACAGAATCAACATTTCCTGGAATGAACATGTATGTTACATATGTAAAAATACACACTTATACATCCTTAATGGGTGGCGCGGATGCAGTATACCAGAACTTAGATATAATTGATAAATTAAGGAAAATCATATTTGCTAATAAATACATTTTCAATCGATGCAATGATTACACTTTAGGTCAAATTGAGTTTGGTATTTCAATGCTGGGCGATAGTTTATTATTTTCATCTATATTTAATATTACAGTAAAAAGTTTTGATTCAGTTATATAAGAGGTAAATATGAAAGTTCAATTTGTAAAAGAATCTTCTGGATTTGGTTACAGTCAAAAAATTGCATCTTGGTTATTACAAGATCCAGAAAATGCTGCTGCAATATTAGATTTGTCAATTGGTAAAGCAGTAGAATTACCAGAATCAATAGCAGTAAATTGTTATAATCTGGTTAATACTGCTACGGGTAAAGTTATTAGTAAGAATAATGGTATATATCTTACTGAAACTCAAATTAAGAATAAATATGTGAAAGCTGAAGAAGTTAAAACTAAAGAGATAATTGACCATTTTAAAGCTATAAACACAAAGAAAGCAAAAATGGCAGAAGTTTTAATCCCAGAAGAGAAAAAAATCTCTGATAGCTTAGAAACATTAAGTAAGTAATTTAATAACACAAGGAGACGCATCATGAGTTGTAGACAAATCTGGGAAGATATTTATGGAATAGAAATACTTCCTGCAGCAAAAAACACTGTTGCTCTTGCATTAGCAGCATCAAGTGATTTTGGTACTACTCCAGCAAACTCTCATGGATTAACTGGTACATGGGCAGTTGCAGGTTCAAACAATTTATTACCAGTAGATTCATACCCACAATTTAAAGCACCTCGTTCACTGGTTGAAAAGAAAGTTGCAAGTGGTAGTTCTACACAAAATTTCTTTTCTTTTACAAGTGTTGGTGCTCAACCGGTTCCAATTGTTGTACCTTTTTTAGCAAATGCACATAATTTGACAGCATTTTTCAAATTACTCTTCCAAGATAATGTATCATATGCTCAAGGTGTTACAAATACTGATCTTGAAATTGCAACACATATTCCATATGATTCTGGTTGTGCAACTGCTTTTGCTAATTTGATAAGAATTAGACAAGACGGTGATGAAACATTGTTGAGAGATCAGAAAGTATCTGCATCAATTGTTTCAAGAATTACTTTGAAGGGTGCTCAAGGTGGATTAATTGAAGGTGAAGTAGAATTTCTTGCAGCAAAATGGGAACAAATTGATGCTGGTGCTACACTTGTAGCAAGAATACAAGATTTTGATTCTACGCCTGCATTAAAGTTTGAAGATTTAACAGTTTTAGGTTCTACCGGAGATACTACTGTTACAGAACTTAACATTGCAGAATTTGATATTACATTTAATAATAATGCAAAACCTTTCTTCTATAATGAAGCTATCGCAAAAACATTTACTTTAGGCACTCTTGAAGTAACAGGCTCATTAACTATACCCTGGAATGATGAATCTGCACATGGTGGAAATGCTACAATTACTCAATTTGTTGCAAATACTACTAAAGTATTTTCACTTGTTTGGGGAAAACAGGCAGCAAATCCACTAACGTTACCAGCTACTGGAAATACTCTTGGTGTTGATGTTTTAACAGGAAAAAATAGTCTTACAGATAATTTCTTTGCTATTCATGCAAACCTCAAAGTTGAAGACTATGAAGAAACTGATCAAGAAGAAAATCCAATGATACCATTGAAATTTAGAATGGTTAAATCAGATACAGTACCTTGTGATTCAGTTGGAACATTGAAAGTATTAACCGGTTATAAAGCTGCCACTACTAAATGGGGCAGTTGGGTTTAATTAATAAATAATCCTAAAAAGGAGAAGTAACAATGATTAAAGGTGTAAACAAAACAGCTATTCCATATGTTCTTGAAGAAGATCGTTCTTCAGCAGTTTCTGAACAAACAGTTTTTCACATAAGACCAAAAACTGGACATGACAACAACTTGACGCTCCAAAGATATGCAGGAGCTTCAAGAGATGGCAGAAAAGGCACAAGAGAAATTAATGTCTCTAAGCTTGATGCTGCAGATCATGAAGAATTCTTGAGTGTTGTTGAGAAAGTTGAAAATTTCATTTATTCAGAAGATTCAGAGTTTTTCAACAAAGGTGAAATTTACAAAGTCATAACAGAAAGAGCACAATTGAAAGAAGTTGCACGTTGTCTTTCTGCTGATCATCTTTCTGAAGTTCTTGAAGTATCCAACAACATTAGCAAGCTAAATGATGGAGCAAAAAAAAACTCCAACTCTTAGTTTGGTATTATCTTTGGAAAAGTGAAAATAAAGAAAGAAGAACTCTTTACGATTGTGATATTTGCGCTCTTTCTCAGAATGAATGGTTTAAAAATAGAATATGTTTCAATTCTAGATATGGGGAAGAACAATATAATTTTGTTCTTCCCGTTCTAGATTTGGTATCTATGAAGATAAAAGAATCTGAAAAAAGATCATTTAATCAAATAGAATTTCTAGAATGGCTTAATGATTTTAATCTTGAATTTAATCCAGATATGCCATCTTTTGAAATTATACAAGCTTACCTAAATGGTAGAAATAAGACAGAAGCCGGAGAAATTTGTATTACTGGTTTTGTTGATTTTGAAATTGGAACTCTTATTGATTTAGAGAATGCTTGTAACACCTATCATGTCTTACCCTACAGTGGAGGACTACTTGACCAACCATTATTATTATTAGAAGCTTTTGGACTTGTTAGAAGCGAGATCAATAGATATGAAAAAGTAAGAGCAGATAAAATCATGGCTAAACATCAAAATCAAAGTGAGAAACCTCATAAATAATGAAAGAAATAAAATTTTCAATTAGTTTATTTGGTAGAGATTCAAAGAGAATTGCTAATAATTCAGTAGGAGCTCAAATACTTGCTGGAAGATTAAATACTATTAGTAAAAAGTTACAAGATATCCCAGTATCAATTGGGACAGCAGCAAACCCATCTATCAATAAACTTTCAGAAAATTTCTCAAAAAAATATCAAGAAAGCATACGAGATAATTTTATTCATAATCCTTCTAGTTGGAAGCCATTATCACAGTCTGCAGTTGACATACGTAGAATGTTAATTGACCCTAAATTTCTAGCACAAGAGATAAAAAATATTGTATTGTCACCAGAAAATAGAAGTAAAAAATCAATTACTAGCCTATTTTCTGATCAAAATATCAATAGCCTTGTGAGAGAGATATTACCAAAATTATCAAATAGAAAAGGTTTATCAGATAAACAAGTTATAGATAGATTTAAGAATAAGTATGGTTTATCAAATGTACAATTAAATGAGAGAATAGATGCTTTTGTATCTTCATTAAAACCTCCAATGTTACATCCTAATATGCATGCATCAGGACCAGCTCTTTTAACTACTGGTAAATTAATGAATTCTATTATTGTTAAACTTGAGAAATCAGACTCAAAAATGGGAAAAGTATTAACAAAATTCAGAGATTTTGTAATTACGTATGCAAATTATGGTAATAAACATTTTCTCGGTAAATCATTTGTAGTTCCAACATTATTCATATTAAATAATAGAGGCGAGATATTAGGTTCAATTAAAATTCCTATTTATTATGCAAGAAAACTTGGAAAATTAGATCTTTCACCCTTATTCAAAGTTGAGGTAAGAAATGAATCTGTGAAAGTAGCACCAAGAGACCCATTTATACTGAAAGAAAAAGATATGCAACTTTTAAATAAATTTGGTACTGATGCATGGGTACCTTTTACTAATGCTGCTCAACAAAAGATTTTAGAGATACAAGGATTATTATGAGTGCTAATCAAGAAAGAAAGCTTAGAATGATTGTTGAGTTTCATGGCAATGCTAGTAATGCAATGAAAGCTGTTGATGATTTTGAAAGAAAGTTTGGTTCTACTTTTAAACAACTTGGTGTTAATGTAGAAGTAGAATTAAGAAAAACAGAGAGGAGAATCAAACAATCATTTGATAGAATGTCTAGTTATGGTAAAAGGTTTTCAAAACAAATGAGTGGTGGAGCATTTCTAGGTGGTTCATCTGGTGGCATTGGTAAAGAGTTTGATTCTTTTGAAATAAGTCAAGGTGAAATGAGGGGTTCAACTACAGGCTTAAGACATGAAGTAGGAAAACTTAGAAATACTTTATTACTTGTTTCATTTGCAACTACTGCTGTTGTTAGTGCATTCAAGACAATGTTTCAAACTGTTTTACAGAATGAATCTGCAATGATTGGATTAAAAGCTGTTGCTATATCAACAGGCCTTTCTTTTGATAGATTAAGAGAATCATCAGTTATTCTTGAAAATTCTGGTATAATGTCTATTACAGGCTCAAGCGCTGCACAAAAGAACTTAGCAGCAACTAAAATGACATTGATGGAAGTTCAAGGTGTAATGGGCGCTTTAACAGATGCTGCTGCATTTAATAGACAAGGTACTTTGTCTATGGAAGAAGCAGTTGTTGGTGCTACTCAAGGTATTAAAAATCAAAATTCAATTATGATTGATAATGCTGGTATTACTAAAAACGTATCAATCATGTATAAAGAATATGCAGCTTCTATTGGTAAAACCATTGGAGCATTAACAGAGCATGAGAAACGTCAAGCAATGGTTTCTGGAATTATGCAAGAAGCAGAATTATTTGCTGGTAATGCTGAAAAATCAATGTTTTCATATCAAGGACGACTAAATAAGCTTAATGTTGAAATTTTAAAAACTTCTAGAAATTTAGGAGATATGGCTGCTCCTAATATAATGGCTGGTTTAGAAGCTTTAACTGGTGGTCTTTCAAAAGCTGGTAATGATGAAGGTTTTATGAAGTTAACCGCTTTATTAACTTCTTACTTTAAGGAATTAATGATAATTTTACCTAAAATAGCTGATAATTTTATGGCTATTCCAAGATTTTTATCACCATTATCTTCTATTTTTGACAATTCAATTGTAAAAATGACACTGATGAGTGGTTTATTATTAAAAATGAATTCTTACGCACAAGGATTTTTAATTAAATTCAAACAAGGACAGCTTCAAGGAGTTATTGATAATTCTAGTAAAAGATTAGCTAGTTCAGCTATATTAGCTACTGATAAGGGATTGAATCAGGAATCAAATGCTAAAAAAACTATAATACAATCTGCACAGTTTGAAGCAAAAATGAAGGGTAAGATTATTGAACTTGAAAAAACTGGTAATTTAAATGATTTGATACAAAAAAATGCTCAGAAAGAAATAAATCTTTTATTAGCATCAGAAGGAGCTCAACTTGAAAAAAATATTAAATATAAACAACTTATAAATGATCTAACCATAAGAGGCTTTAATATTTATAAAACTAATAGTGAAGTAAAAGTTGGAAAAAATACTATTTCGACAGGATCTTTTTTAGTAAGAGATGCAAATGCTAATTTGTCAAAGGATTCACTATTTAATAAAAAGGGAGCTTCACCTACTTTAGTTGCTGAAGCTAGTTCAGGAGCAGGTGCTTATAATATAGCTGGATTATTAGGCAAGATTGGTATACAGAAACAATGGTTTAAAGATATAGCAACTTCTGCAAAAATTTCTATGGCATCAATGAAAGCAGATTTACTTTCTGGTAAACTTACACTTGAAAGCTTAAAACTTGGTTTTGGTACTGCTGGTACAGCTGCTTTAGCTTTTGGAAAATCTGTTATGGCTATGGGTATGACAATTATGGCGGTTTTTGGTCAATTTATGATGTATTATACAATAGTAATGACTTTAATAGATTTGTTCAAACAATTAGTTGGAGCTTCAAATGAGGAAGCAAAAAAGAGAGAACAGAGACTTACTGACATTGATATTGAAATTAAAGCATTAACTGGTCTTAGCAGATCTTATGATTTATTAATTAATAAAGTAACGTCATTAAATCAAGCATTTGGAAATGGTTCAGGATATGAGAATTTTTATACTGCTCAAGGTAATACCATACAAGAAACAGAAATAAAAATGAAGTCATTATTAACTGATATGGATGATATAAAATTTGAAATGCAAAGAATGGCTCATTCAGGTAAAGATTCTGCTATTAATCCATTAACAGGTATTGAAATGTCTTATGATGAGTTTAAAAATTACCTTGATAATTTGAAAACTCAATTTAGTGAATTAAATACATATGCAAATGATGCATATGATAATATTTCAGGCACATTAACTGATGCTGGAGAATTTTTTGCTTCAGCTGGTGGTAAAATTAACAGTACTATTGGAAATGCAGCTAATCAAGTATCATCTTTTAATGATAACATTATTAAGTGGGCTTCTCAATACCCAATCTTAAATGAAAAGATTGGTGATGATGTCGTTACTACTCTATTAGGGATATCAAAAGATGCTTCATATTATGATGCATTAATGCTTTCAAATACTAAATCTTTTGAATTAGAAAAACGTAAATATATCATAGATTCAGAAAAGCAAATCACTGAAATAAAAAAGAATGCCTTAAATGAAAGAACTAAAGGTATATTTAATTCACAGTCTAAAGAAATGGCTTTATTAGTTACAGCTAGTAAAGAACAACTTGATGCTATAAGAGACCAACAAAGAGCACTTAAATTAGAATTAGAAGGTCAAAAGTTTGCAACTGGTGATGCTATTCTTTCAATGGGGATAAGTTCAAGAACATCTATATCTGCAGGACATACTTCTGCTAGAAATATTGATACCTATATTGAAGGAATTTTAGCTGAAGCTGACAACCAATCAAAAAGATATGATAGATTATTGAAAAATATTATTGCAGCAGACGTGAAAGCACGAAATACCAGTAGAAGCACTGGCCAATATCAATTAATGAATCTTGATAAAGGTAAGTCTGCTATAGAGAATAAAGATAATAAGTTTTATGATTCATATAAATCTTTAGTTAATTTAAATAAGGAAAGATTATTAAATGAACAAGATCTTGCTAATTTCTGGACAAAAAATAAAGAATCAATTATGCAAGGAGATTTTGATGCTTCAATGCTTGAAACTGTATTAAATACTTTTAATCAGTCAAGAGCTAATGTAAGTAAAGCCTTAAATAAATTAGTTGTACCAGATGAAGTAAATAATCTTGACTTCAAAAAATTTAAAGAATCTTTAGATAAATTATTAAAAGAAGGGGGTCAAGCATATGAAGAACTCTCAAGAGCATTATTATCTGGTTCTACCAAAAAATTAACTGAAGAACGTGTTAAAGAAGCTAAATCATTCATGGGTTCTGTACAACAGGCTTTAAGTAATAAAATTGGAGCATTGGAAAGTCAGGCAAAAGCAGTAGAAGACACACTTCCAAAACAATATGCCAATGCACTAATACAAATTAGGGATACTACTGAAGCTACTTCAACGCTTAACTCAAAAATTGCTACATTAAGTCAAACTATTTTGACTAATTCAGAATATGTTAATAATCATAATCAAGCTATCACCGACCTCAAGAATAAGTATAATGTTATAAATGATGTTTTAGACTTTAATCATAAATTAACAATGGATGGTATAGCTGATCAAGCTTATGCAGATGCATATATAAAACAACATGGTTTAGCTTTGTATAATTTACATGTTAAGAATGCTAAAGATGCATATGAAGCTAAAAAAGAATTTAATGATAAAATGTTAAAGAATGAAATTGAAACAGCAAGAACCAATGAATTTATACAATTACGTAATTCTGCTGATATTATGAAGATGCAGAATGAAAAATCAAGTAAAGCTTTAGGATTAGGTCTAAGTTCAACTCAAGCAACAGAACTAGAAGCATATGGTGATGCATGGATTAATTTTAGTGGTAAATTGGCTCAAGCTTGGTTTATGCAAGACCAGGCATCTGCAAATGAAGCTTCAAGAAATTTAGTAGAATTAGCTAAACAAAAGTTTAATGCATTAAAAAACATTACTAATGATCTAGTAAATCAAACTAATATTCAATCAATTGGTTCTGGTTCTATTATTGAAACTATGTTTGGACTTGATGCTCAAGGAATGGCTCAAATCGATTTAAAATATAATGCTCTTATAGCTAATGCTAGTAGTTATTATATGAATTATGCACAAATAATTCAATATGCTGCACAAAAAGAACAAGAACTAGTTCAGAAAAGAATGACAGATATAAGCAATTTTGCTGGTAATATGATTCAAGCTGCTTATAGTTTTGGTGCTCAAATAGGTCAAGCATTTGTTGAAGTTAATCAAGGTTTTGATAAAGAAAAAGCTGATATGCTTAAAGAACAAGAAACCTTATTATTAAGAGGAGAAATTTCACAAGCTCAATACCTTGACAGAACTACTCAACTTCATTCATATTATGCAGAAAGAACTCGTAATGTTTGGACTCAAGCTTTTAACTCTATTGGAAAAGGCATGACTCAAACAATAGCTGATATAGTTACTGAGCTAGGTAAAAATGCTGCTGAAAAAGCAGTTAAAGAATTAACAGCAAATGCTTCAATTGGTACTACTTTATTAACAGGATTAACTAGTGCATTACCTTATGCAGGAATCGGCTTGGCATTAGGATTCATAGGAGATGCTATCTTTGGGAGTAATAAAGAACCTGAGATGCCTGATTTTACTCAAACAAATGCAAATCAATTAAGTAAGTTTGGTGGAACAATAAAAGCTGAAGAAGTAAAAATTGAGATCTCTCCGACTTTTATTATTGAGGGTCAACAAGTATTTATTGGGTCTGGTTCAATTGTTGAGTTTGTAGATGAATCAACTGAATTATTGAAAAAGGCAGTACAGCAAGCCATAGATAACAAGGAATTTGATTTAAGTTTAGCAAGAGGATAAAATGGCATACCAACAAGGAAACTCTTGGGAATTGGCAATATCACTTCCTTTGAAGAATAATAAGTTCACAAAAGGTCAATATAAGTCTTTGTTAGTTAATGATGCGACTGTACCAGTTAATCAACCTACCATAACTTATGATAATACGCATTTAGATGGAGCAGAGATCCATAATCATTTACAATATGGAGATGAAATTTCAATAGTTTCAAACTCTACTAAAGATGTTGAACATCTGATTGTAGCAGGAATTGATAAAGTAAATAACCTTATTGTGCTTAGAGATAAAAATAATCAAGTTTTATTTGCAGATGGCGATTCAATATCTGCTTATTGTACAGGTCTTGCAGCAGGATGGGAAATTCCATTGGCTTCACAAGCATGGGTAAAAGCTGGTGGTATAAAGAATGGGCCTGTATCTAGGCAACTTACTAAAAGTTTTACTGCCGGTATTGGTGCAGGTACCTATGTTAAAACAGGAACAAATGCTGGATTAAATGGATTATTGACGCTTACACAGCATACCACAGAATATGGGTTTGCTTTAGATTTATTATCTACACAACTTGAATATATACAAACACCTTTATATTTAGATTCTGGTATTAATAAGTTTAAGATTGCAATTAATAACCCTGATGGATTAAGTGGAGCAGTAAATGTTTTATTAGGTCAATATCACAGAGGAGGGTGGCGAAAATCTTATGCTCAAATGCTTACTATCCATCTTGATAAAAATGATGTTACACTTGATTCTACGATATTTAAGCAAAGCTTAATTGATTATGGTGATGAATCTACTAATAATAAGCGTAGAAAATCATTATTAATACCATATCAATTTTATAGAATTGGTGGTAAGGTATTTGTAGATGCAGTAGCTACTAACAAAATTTATAATGATGATTATAATATTAAACTTGTACTTCAACCAAGTGATACCCTTAGAGATAATTCAACAGAAACTATTTCAGTAGATATACTAGACAGCTTAGCTATAAATACTAATCAATGGTTTGAGTTTAGTCAAGTGGGTTTATTAGCTTCTGGTATATCAAATGCATCATTTCCTCATCTTGGTTTATGGCTTGATAATAAGATAACTTCAGCGTATAGTGGAGATGTCAATTTATATATTGATGAACTCTGGGCTGAACATGCTGGTGGAGTTAATTACGCAGATGTTGATGGTTGTTTAAAATTCTCAAGATATAATGTTTGGCCAGAACAAGGAACTATCCAAATAAACCCAAGAAGTGAAAATTCAGAGATTCATGGAAGAAAACTTTTAAATATTGAATGTCAAATAGATTACTGTACTCAAGAGTTTTGGGACCAATTACAAACTCTATTAGAATGGCAAGATCGAGGCTATCTTTTGAATTTACATCCATATATTAAAGATATTGGTAATGTATTAACAGGAAAATTAACAATTAAGAATTATTCTAAAGGTTCCTGGGATTTAACGTTAAGAAGTTTCTTACTCTCATTTGAAGAGATTATTTAATGAGTAACTTTGTTTCAATTAGTCAATTTAAAGAAGCTATAAGTCAAATTCTTGAAGGAGATTTATCATCACCAAAAAGAGACAGGTTGACAAGTGTACATCAATCTGCAGAACTTTTTAATGCAACTGGGGATAAAATTACAAAACTTAGATTAAAATTTTATATTGAAGATGATGGTGGAGATTGGACTCTTGATAATCTTATAAAACCTAATTTCATATGGGATATGAAAAAGATTGCTGGTGCTGCAGTTATTGATAGTGGTAATCATGCTTTCCATATTAATTTAACAAGTTCAAATGTAAAAGAAACTACTGATGGGATAAAGTTTATTGGTAAAAGTAAATCCTTTTTAGTTTCAAGCACTATTCCTAATTTTATAGATGGTTCAAAGACTTTAATAAATCTATGGTTTAAGCCTGAACTATTAGGAATTGGTAATACTTCTTCATTATTTCAAATATCTGGTCAAACTGCTAAGCAACCTACCATATTTTCAATCAATCTTATCGAGAATGGTGGCCTTCTAAATTTTGGTTTAACCTATTATCAAGCTGGGGTTAAGTATAATAAAATCTATTCTGACACAATCATACCAAATGCTTATAATAATATACAACTTTTGATAGATACTAATCTGTCAATACTCGTCAATGGTTCAGCATTTGTTGATACTTTATCAATTAGCTTAAATCCACTCTCATTTACTAATATCATATTGAAATTTGGAGAGAATTATTTTGGGGAAATTTCTTACATTACTTTGCATATAAACAATAATGTAACTAGTGCTATGATGGATTATCAATACACTATGAGGTATCCTTTACCTAGAGATAGTGAATTAGTAGATTTAAGCGATGAGTTTGAATTAAGAGGAAAAAATCTATTTATAGATGCAGGTTCAATCTCTAAAGCAATAGAAACGATTAAAGGTGAATTTTTTATAAAATCAAATGATATTACTTTGAGGTCATAATGGGACTAACTGTTTCAAAATTTTATGATAATGCGGGTTTACCAATTACAGATTCAATAACAGTAAAATTATATGGACCTCTTGATAATACTCCAACAGATCATATAGGTTCTACTTATGGTGTTAATACTGGTATGAGAACTTTCTCTGACTTACCAGCTGGAGATTATAATCTATTCTTTGATAATATAATTGAATCTGGATTGAGTCCATTATTTATTGCTGGTCCTGTAATACCTACATTTTCTCCAGCTGCAGGAGATATAAGTTCTACAATGCTTGCTGATAATGCAGTTACTACTGATAAACTAGCAGCAAATGCAGTTGGGACAGCAAAAATTGCTGATGCAGCTGTTACTTCAGCAAAATTAGCTGATGGGGCAATAGAGGCATCTAAAATAGGTGATCAATCAGTAGCTAAAAGTAAACTTGGTACTGATGTATTTAATGGTACTATGCTTGATGATGGAGGATTTGGTCCTAAAGTAGATTCAACATCAATTGGATTCAATGTTCTAGGTGAATTAGAAGTTATTGATAATAGTATTACTTCAGATAAATTAGCAGAAGCATTAGCTACTGCTAACATTGCTGATGCAGCAGTAACAGAAGCTAAAATTGCTGATGGGGCTGTTACAACAAATAAACTTGGAGATGCATCAACAACAGAATCAAAGATTGCTGATGCAGCAGTAACTACTAATAAAATTGCTAATGAAGCAGTAACATTTGAAAAAATTAGTTCTCTGGCGATTGCTCAGTTGAGAGATGCTAATTATGGTATACCTAGTGATGTCGCTTATGTATCTGCCAATTATGCAAACCTTGAAGCACCTTATTTTACATTAATACAAGATGCAATTGATTATCTTGAAACCGCAGCAATAGATGGTGCAATACTTATACAGCCTGGAACATATACTGAATCTATTATAATTAATTCATCTATCTCTTTAGTGGGTATTGATAAGGCTAGATGTATAATAAATCATATTCCCACTGCAGCCATAAATCAAGCAGTAAAAATAACAGGTCAAAACACATTACCAATTACGTTACAGAATTTAACTATAAAATGCCTAAGTGATAATGCAATCGATGTTGATGCTATTGGAATTTATTCAAATCATGCTGTTAATAAGTTATTAATATCAAATGCAGACATTATAGTTCAAGGAAGAAATCATGCTACAAACCCAACTAATGGTATAGGAGTTTTTATTGATACTTCCCTATTAGTTGGAAATGTTGAAATTGAAAAGAGTAAATTAGTAGTAACTGGTGGAAACCATACAGCTAGTGGAACTGGAAAAGATGCCTTTGGAATTAAGATCCCCGTAAGAATGAATCTTGCTGTTAATTTTACATCCATTAATGTTATTGAGGGTACAGGTCTTACAAATGGAGCAGGTTATCCAATTTATGTTTTTGGTAATGACATTACCTGGGTCTATCCTAAGCCTCCTATATCTATTGGTGGAGTAATTGCAGAATCAAATAGTCCAGTTGTTAAAAATGTTTCAAATAATACTGGAGTTTCTGCAGTAATCATGGCTTCTGCATACTCATTTGCTCCTTTAGTTGCAGAAGTAAGTACTGCTATTATTTCATCAGAAGCAAATGAACAGGTAGTTGCAATGGAAGGAATCCTACAATAATGAGTGAACAATTACAAGATAAGAATACTGCTTATAGTGATTTATCTGCTCAGGGGTTAAGAAATTTATATAATGAGAATGATAGATTTGACAATTTTTGGAATAAACCTCTTCCAGATTCATTATTAACTGTAAATGGTAATAAAGCTTATTTTAATAAAAGTTGGAATAAAACACATACAGCATTTTATCAACGTAAATGTGCATTAAAAGTTGAAGTAACATTAGCTGATGGTTCAGTCCGATTAGTTGATATTGGTACTTTTTTAATGCAAGAACCCACTATTGATGATTCAAAGATAAATATTGCTTTAGAAGATTTAGCAAAACCCTTAATGGAAGAGCCAGCTGACTCAGTTAAAAGTGGTTTTCAATGGTATAGAAATGTACCTGTAAAGTTTCTAGTTGAAGAATTAATAAAGACTGTTTATTATGATAAAAGGAATGGTGAAGTACCAAGAGATTTTATCATAGATGATATAAGACCTGTAACACCTACAGCTTTACCTACTTTATCATCTCTTGGAAAGCCTCCCAGCTTTTCAAGACTATCAAATTCTTTAGATGAAGATTTAAAATGTAGAGTACTTTGTAAAGCTAATATAAATTCTTTAGGTGAAAATCTCTACATGGGTTTAAATGCTCAATTATGGGCTTATAATGATTTGGCAGGTACTTATTCAAAGATTGGTGAAATTATTCCTGCTGGAACTATACCTGTTTATATACAAAAATTATGGTTTAATGCTACTGACAATTTTATTTATGGGATTGCTCTTGAAGAAGAACAATTAGTATATAGTAATGATAAAGTTGAATATGGTAAATATGAATGTCAAGTTGGAGTGAATTTTGTTTTCTTTAAAGCAGACAGAGAATCTATAACAGTTTTATTTGATTCTCAATCTCAATCGTCAAACTATAATTTCAAATATAGTATTTATCCTGGTAAATATCACATTATACCTCCTTACTTTAAATTAACAGCAATGTCTCAAGCAGACTATAAAACTATTTATGGTAATACTTATCATACTTATAAGAATACTAATTTTAGGCTAAATCCAGTATTGTCTGGAATAGGAAATTTTGATATTGCGACACAATCAATTAAGAATCTTACTGGAGATATATATAAATTTCCTCAAACAGAGAATATTGCTATACCTTTTGCTCAGAAAGTAGGTTTTATAGCTAATAGATATATTGAAAATTATTTACCTGCTTGGTATGGTGCTGTTGAAGATCCAGGAGCTAATAAGTTTAGACATGCATATTTTGGTCATAATAGAACTTTCCCAGAAACTACGGGTAATAGATGGGTAAATAATCAAATTTATGTAAGAGAATATGCTGAAGATGATCCTTATTTTAATACAAGACCTAGTGAATGTAATCCAGTATATAGTTCACCAATTTATAATTTCAGGGATAGGACTAGAATAGTTATTCAAGGAAGAAAAACTTTAACAGAGACCGCTGATAAATATTACTATGCACCTACTGAGGGGTACAGTCAACAAGCAGTTTTTATAGTACAAACAAAAGATTTCATACTTGATAATAACAACCCAACAAAAGGCTTTAATAGGAATTCTGCATATTTTGAGGAAAATTATGATAGTAACTGTCCTTCAATAGATTACTATAATATAGATAATCCTTTTTCATATCTCCCAAATCAATTTACTGCTAAAACTTTTTATCCGGGTTATTTTTCATGGTATGAAGAAGCTTTATTGTTAAAAGACAGTAAATTGTTTGGGGTACATACTAGAATTAATCCTGAAGGTATTTCTTGGCCTTGGCTAAAATATACTTCCGGTCAAAAAGGCTCTATAGAGTATTTACCTACTTTAGGTATAAGTGGTAGTTTCTTTATTCAAGTACTTGACAAAGTTAGTAGACGTTCTAAAGGTAATTGTAATTTTTCACAAGCAGATTTAAATACACAAAGTTTTGATTATAATACTGGAGAGATGGTTCCAGAAACATTAAGATTTAAATATTTTATTTATGATCTTGCTTTAAATACATTTACTGAAGTTACTTTATCAGACATGGTTCAATCTTATAGTGGTGTCAATGTTCCTTTACAGATTACAGCTACAGCAGTAAATGGTACTACATTATTTATAGCTGGAATGTCTTTCAATAATCAAACAGATACTGATGGAGTTTTTACAAGTGAAAAGCATAATAAGACAAGAATATTAAAAGTTGATTTTAGTAGCAGTGTTGCACTTCCTACTATTACAGTATTATATGAGTCTAATTATAGTAAAATGTTAGCTACAATTACAGATATGCTGTATACTTCTAATGGATTAATTATATCTTATTATGATAGAAAGAAAATAGTAACATTTGCAGAGAATGCATATAAACCTTCATTAGGCACTCCTTTTGGTCTAGCAAAGCTAACTAATTTAAGTGTTTCAGTTGATGAGTTTTCTGACCTAAACCCTTTATATTCTAATCATTTTATTAATGGCAAATATCAGTTCTCAAGACTAATTAAATCAAGTATTGATAATTATCTATATTATGTACTAATACATGATAGAGATGAATCTACTAATAAAATGGAACTCAGGAGATATGATTTAGTTACTGAAACAGAAGACAGATTAGGGTTTATAAGTGATATTACTTTTGGTGATACTAATATTTTATCTAATCTTGAACTTCAAGAATTGGTTACTGGATTTAATACTGTTTTTGGAGTATCAACTGGTTATTTACCGAACTATATTAAAAAATCAAACTCAAAAAACTACTTATTCAAATATGATAAGTATTTATCTGGAGTAGTGGAATTAGCAGATTTTAATAATTTAAAAGTATGGGATGCTTTAAGCCAAATTGCTAGAGCATTTAACTATATAATGGGTTTTGATAATGATAAGTTCTTTTTCATAAAAAGAGAACTAGAAAATGAAGCAAGCATATTTATTGACTTAGATTTAGATCCCGTAATATCTAAGAAAAAGATTTTAGATGTAGATATTAAAAACGTTATTACTGCTACACCAATGGTAGCAAAAAAGGGCGATATTGAATGGAATGTAACTCTCTGTTCAAATATGTTAACTACTCAAGTTGATGATGGTAGAACTAATCTTGATATATCATTGAGAATACGTCAAGAAGATGATATGGCTCATGATATTGTGTTAAAAACTGTTGTGGTTGGTTCTGTACCTAATGTTGAAAATGAATATAAGAATATAGATCCTACTAATGTCTCAAATAAATACTTCACCAATGTTCGTTTTGCTTACCTTATTTATAATGTTGTATTTGAAACTAAACTCTATAGAGACGTTGCGTCTAACGAGACAGAAATATATCTGCCATCATTTTTTGGCTCAAATCTCAGTGATCAGCTCTCTATAGGGGATATTTTTGTAGTTAATTATACAGACACAGAAGGTAATTCTCAACAGATAAGTAGAATGATTATCGATGCAGATTTTTCAAGTAACATCATAATTCTTGAAGAGAACTTAGGTCAGGATTTTGCAGCATATACTCCAGTCTCTATTTTCAGATCTAATGCTATTAAAGGGGATGATAATAAGACAACTTTGTCAAATAATACTTGGAGTGATAAGGGAGTTACCTTCATTTCAACTGGTGTTATTCAAAGAGTTGCAGGTACTACTTATAATCTATCTACTGATATAGTTGAATTTCAAGTTGCTTCTTTTAAGAATCTTGGTATTGGTACAGTTATTAGAATTTCAGATTTAAATGCTGAATATCAAATTTATGCAAAAAAAGAATATGTGATAGATAATAAATCTACTCATTGGATTCAGATCATACCTTTTAATAATTCTATATTACCAACCATTGGGACTGATTCAACACTAATTAATAAAAGTATTCTAGCATACTGGGTACCAAAAGGTCCATCAACATCAAATGATTCATTGGTTGAAGTTGGAGGCTCTAAGATTTTTGTGGGTTTTGAATATGGAAGTACCGGAGTTTTTTGGCAGAATCCTAATGGTTATGATTACATAGAGATAAAAGCTCCTGGATTACAACTAGAAGCTAATAGTAGTTTAAAATATACTGCTGTTAATCAAGATTCAATATACAGATATGGTAAAAAAACTGAAGATTTACCAGAGAATAGATTTATGCAAAGGAATTTTATTGAGTATGCTACAAGATTAATGCTATTTCAATCTGCTTTTCCGAGATTGATTTTTGAGATTAAAAATTTAATACAAGCACAGAACGTTGCTGGTGAGTCATATAATTTACCTTTCTTTAAGATTGTGAGTACTACGGACTCAAAGCTTACCAAGGTAACAATTAGATCAAAGAAATATCTTCCTAATTTCAAAGATTATTCAACTGATTTCTATCTCATGTCACATGATTTTAATCTAAAAGATTTTAGTCAAAACATTAAGGTAAAAGGGATAGACCCATTCTAATAAAGGAGTAGACAATGCATTACAGAAATGGCAGAGAAGCAAAAAATGGTGATAAAGTTGTATCACTTGCAGGTTATGGAAATAGTCCAGTAAATATCAATGCCATAGGCATTTTATTTGATGCTCAACCAGGAAATGATTACTGCAATGGTAGCATAGCACCAATACTTGGTGGACCTGTTGTAGGTGCTTGTTTATGTGATTGCTTGCATTATGATGATGTTGCTGAACTTATAGCTTCTGCAGGCTTTGCTAAAAGACCAATTGGAAAGTAAATTTTCAATTGATTGTTATCTACAGAAAACTCCAGGTTTTGTTAGGATATATACCTGGAGTTTGTAGTGAATTGTATTGATAAATTTATTGTTAAATAAAATCCTGAAAACCTTAATTGAAAAGATTAACAATTCCTCTAGTTGCTTCAGCAGATTTTAAGATTTGTCTAAGGATAGAATTATAGATTTTAATGTTTCTATTTATCAGTCTATGGTCTACATCAAGACGAGCTTCAATATAAGCCCAAACATTATCACGATTACCTTGAAATATAATTAGTGTAGGGCCATCATTTACTTGTAAACAATTAATACTATGGAGCCTAGATTTCTGATCTTCAACAACAGCTTTTTTAATAGCTTCAAAAACAGGATCTATATATCTTAATGTATTTCCAATCTTTCTAAAACCAATTTCTTCAGGACCTGATTGTTTCCCAATTAATTCTTTATCATTAATGTTCATAGTCCCAATAATACCAGCTTGATTATTCTTAAGATTTAATTTATTAATTCCTTCTTTTGATAAGCTTAATTTTTTAATATCTTCGTCAGTTAATTTACTGTTATCAACCTCAGTAGGCTCTATACCTCCAGCAATTCCTTTTACTTTTAGTTTATCATCAGATTTTACTTGTGTATTATCGAGTAACCCTGGTGTTATAGAAAACCCAGTAGATCCTTTGAGATCATCGCCAATGAGAACTCTTTTTTTCAATTCTTCAAGATTTAGTTTATTAAGTTCTGTTTCTGGTAATGCAGATAAATCATCTTCAGAATCAAATTGTGGTTTAATCTGAGGAACAATATCTTTTTGAATCTCTGTTAAAGGTAATGTTACTGAATCAGGTAAATTTGATCCTGCCTCATTTTGTGCATGTTGACTGCTAGCTTCATTAATTCCCCCTTTTTGAAGCTCTGGTTTTAAGAAATTCTTAGTTTGTTTGGCCATTTCTTTGGTCCTCAATTAGTTTCAATCTTGATATTAGAAATATGATTCTTTCGGCTAACTATTATTCTATGCTCAAAAGAATTTTTTAGATTAATATCGTGAGAAATCACTAGTTTCAGCCCGCTAATATCACGTAGGATATCAAAGAACCGATCCTGCCCTGTAGCATCAAGTCCATCTAATACTTCATCCCAAAGAGTAAAACCAAAGTCCATGTTTGAGTTACGATTTAATTCTCTTAAGGCTAATCCTGCTGATAATGAAATGCGATTTGATTGACCATATGAAAAGAGTTCAAGAACACGTTGTACTCCAGAATCTTCAATAAGATCTAAATCTAATTCACTATTATTAACATCAAGTTTATAATTAACTTCAATATTAGTACCTAACTTGCTTAAAAAATCATTTGTAATTTGCTCTAACATTGGTTCAGTTTCAAGTAACTCAATATTCTTTATAGTTTTAAATCCATTTACCCAATATTCATACATTTCAAGCTTTATATGTTTTTCTGCAACTTTAGTTTGTATTTCAAAAATCTGATTTGATACTTTATTATACATATCAATCTGATTTTGCATTGTTTGTAACTTCAATTCAAGAATTCTTAATTCATTATTCTTTTCATTTAAATCACTCATTTTATAAAATGATTCAGTAAGGTGTGAACTCTCATTTATAACTTTATTAAGTTCATCTAATTTTTCTGTATACTCAGAATAAGTTGAATACTCTTTTAATGTTTTATCAATACTATAAGAACCTGTTGCATCTTTTACAATAACACCTTCTTCTTGTTCTGTTAAATGTGTATCAATAATATTTAGTATAACTCTTGAATTATGTTTCAAACTTTCAAGTCTTGTTGAAGTTTCAACTACTTTATCACGTTTTGATTTTATTTCTATTCTATACTTAACAATATTAGAAAGATTTTCATTAATTTCTTTTATCTTTAATTCTATTTGTGTCATATCAGTTTTATAATCTAACATGAATTGAGCTAATTTTGATTTATTAACTACTGATAAAACATTTTCTTTAAGTAATAATTCTGATTTACATTTTGGACATGAGAGATAATTACCAGAATTAATATGGTCTATTTTCTCACTTAATTCATTAGCTCTTTTTTCAAGAGTACTTATTTCTACTTTATATTCTGTATACTGAGTTTCAAGCTCTTTTAACTTGATATCATATACTTCTTTAGTTTCAATTTTTTTATTGCTTGAAAGCTCATTTATTAACTTTTCATTTGAATCAAATTCTTTTTTCTTTGAGTTTAATAACCAGCAAATCTTTTCAATATCGTTCACATAAGCATCAACTCTTGATTTAATTTCTCCTAATTCTAATTTTAAGCTAGAAACTTTCCTTTGAGCTTTATTATATTCTTCACCTTGTTTCAAATCTTGTTCAATAACATCAATCTTAATCTTTACTCCATTGATAGTACTAACTATCACTTTCATTTCTTTTTTAATTACTTTTTCATCAAAATCTTTTGATAATTGGTTTGTAAGAACAGTTAAATTATTTTCAAGTAACATAATCTCATCAGAGATTTTTTTCTTATCAATATTTGACAATTCAGATGCATAATCCATAATTTCAAGTTTTCTAAATCTTGATATCATTGAGCATCTGTCTTTAGATGAAAAATTTTTTGAAGCAAAACCTTTAGTAGTTTCGCCAGTAAAATAAGTATGGTTTAAAAAATCACTGAAATAAACTTTCTTTTTACCTCCAATACCTAATATCTGGAATAGCTTTTCACGTTTTTGAGAATCAGTATTAGATTTCCATTCTACACCATCAATTTCAAGATACAGTCGTTTTGAATCTTTCCTAGTCCTAACACTTTTAAAAACAACATCATTACCAATATCAGAGATAAAATTTACAGTAACTTCTACTCTATCACACTGATCATTAATTATATCTATTTTTCCAATTGTAGAATCTCTATCAGACTGGATTGGAACTTTATCAAAATAGCACCAAGTAATTGTATTTAAGAGTGTTGATTTACCCGATGCATTAGAATCATAGCCTACAGCATCCTCATTTGTACCAAAAATTCCAATAATGGCATTTTCTGGAAACATTGTAAAATCAATAAATTGCCTTGTTTTAAAAAGACCAAATCCTTCAAAAGCTAAACTTTTTAATTTCATAAAAATTGCTCCAAATACTTTATTGGGTCTTTATATAATACCATCTTTTTTAAATGATATTCCCATTCTTGTTCTGTGAACTGTAATCCTTGTTCACCATACTTTGTTGTATCATGTAAATTTGTTCCCCAAAAAGCTTTTGCAAAATCATGTGAAAAGATTAATGGAATATGAGAATGATGATCATCTATATCACATAATAAATCATCTTCATCTAATAAAGTATTATTTTCACAAGCTTTTTTAACTATTAATTTTAGTAATTTAGATTTCTTCATGATGCTCCTCTACGACGTTTAGAAGGTATTGGTATTCTTGATTTGCTCATAATCTGTTTAGGGTTACCATTAATAGATCGATCTTTAATTATACTACTTATAATATTTTTTGAATCCCATCCTAATTCTTCACATCTTTCTTCAAAACTCACATTAAAAGCTTTAACTTCTGCTCCTTTTTGCCTGCCCATATTAAGATCCTTCCATGAATTTATTCTCTGCCTGAGTGTATATCTTTAAACCATAATCTATCCATGATTTATCTACATCTTTTGAGAATTTTTTAAGCCTGTCAAGTCTATTAGTTGAATTAAGTATAGCTTCTTGTGTAGCATTTTCAATATTTTGTTTCAAAATCTTTTTATCAATTATAAGTTTTAATGGATTTAATGCATGAAATACTTCATATACAACCGGCCTACTTTGGCGAACCCAATGAACATCTCCTTCTAGAATAATCTTTATAAGAGAACCTTCTTTTATTTGCTCTTGTTCAAGCCAGGCCTCAATTTCTTCTGCATTTTGTTCATTAATTGTTATAACATATGCTTTACGTTCTTCAAGATTAATAAATTCTGCTTTATTTGAAGAATAATCATAGATTATAAATCCTTTTGCAACTCCTAATTCTGAAAAATCTTTTATAATTGGGCTACCAACATATGTTACTTTTTTTATAATCTGGTATCTGTGATAATGTCCCATAAATGTATGTCTAAATTTATCAAACATTCCTGCAGGAAATCCTCCCGTGAGTACATATTCAGTTGAAGCAACCGCACCTGAAATTTCATGATGTGCAAGGCAAAGAATATTTTTATTAGCTTCAATAACTGCTGTCTCAACAGATGCGCCATCAATTGTCCAAGGTATAACTAATATTTCATCCCCTTTTATACCCAGAGAAAGAGTTTTAATTTTATCAATAATATGAATTGGAGGATTTTCAACTTCCTCCATTAATAATTGTTCAGATAAATAGTTGTTTGTGAAGTCTGCTCCATCATGGTTTCCTACTATTATATGCAACCCAATCTTATAGAAATAAGGTTTAAGAGTTTCATAAAAAGCTTTTTTCAATCTATCTGGTGGGTTTAACTTATCAAATATATCACCAATTAAAAAGAATACCTCACAACCTCTTTCTACTGAAATATTTAATGCTTTATCAAGAGCTTTTAATTTATCAAGTGTTCTGATTGAAAGACCAGAAGCCCCATCAATAGGTGATAAATTATCACTTGTTGCTAAGTGTATATCTGCTATGAAACCATATTTCATTACTTAATCTCCACTTCAATAGATTCAATATGATCTTTCTCACCTTTACCCATAAGATAAAAATCTTTAATAATCTCTTTAAGTTCCCCTGGTGTAAGTATGATTAATGCCGTAGAATAAGTTAATTCTTGTATTCTAGGATTTGGTATACATATGTCTTTATCAAAATGCTTTTCAATAAAGTCTACTAATGCATATTTATGTTTAGCTCTCATCATGCTATCAAATGCCGGAGTTTGTTCATATGCACTTAGTTTAGTCATACCTGTATGGAGAATGAACTTATTTTTTTCTTCAAGCCTAATTCCAATTTTTTCACTCATGATAACCTCTATTATGTAATATAGCAAGTGTACACAAAACTAATGTAGCAACTATTATTTTTGTGTCATCAGAAATATCTTTTGCATATGAAGTTAAAAATGATGCAACAATTAAAACTGAAGATAGCATAATACGCCTAATATGTTTTTTCATAACTTTATTCCTGGTTTTCTTACAATTGCAAGACCTAGACATATTGCATCAGCAATGTCATCGTCTTTCTTTTTTAGGGTTAATCCATATAATCTATTAACATAATCAATAGTTACTTTTTTAGCATTTCTAATAACCTCAACCCCTTTAAATGATACTTCTTCTCCAGCAGCTTTTCTTTCTTTAAGTTCTGCCCTTAATTTTCTTGCTGACTTATTTGATTTTCTTTCTTCTTTTCCAACCCTAATACCTAAAATATTTCTCCATTCCATTGTATCTAAGTAATAGAGTTTAATTTCATCTATACTCCCATCTTCTTTTAGTGGTATTGCATTATCATTTTCATTTATGCTCATGATTCTCCAGATCAGTTCTCTATGCATCCATTCAAGTAATTTCTGTCTCCAACGATCTCTTCCTTTGTTAGTCTGCTCAACCACAATAATATTAGGTCTTTCTTTTAATATAAAAGCCTCAATTGGGTCCATTTGTGCGTCAATGAAATTGATGAAGTCAAGTGGATGTTCTAAACCGGGCTTATATCTTTTATGAAGAGGTGAAGCTTTTGACATGTCAAAAACGCCTTTATTAATAAGAGTAAGCTCAAAATCTTCATTAAAATTATAATTAAATACAGCAAATCCTGTTTTAGAAGCAATATCTAAACAAAGAATTTTCATAAAAAGTCCTTATAAATAAAGAGCCAGTAGAAATACTGGCTCAATTGATTATTCTACGTCTTCCATATCAGCATCATTTGCAGCTGATTTATCAAACTCTTCAAGACGCCCATTTGAATAAAGCATAAATAAAGCTGCTCCATTAGGAGGTGCACATTTGTTTTTATCGGCTTTAATCTCAACCAATTTATACTCATGACGTCCCCATTTATCTTTCTTTTTAGAACGTTTTTTGTGAGTAATCCTTAGTCTTATAGAAGCGTCAAATTTACCAGAATCACCACCAGAAGTTGTCGTAGAATCTCCAAATGATTGTCCAGGACGTGTCTTCATGTGATTAATCATGATAAGAGTAGTAATTTTATCAGTTAATTTATGAAGAAACTTATTAGGTTTACCATTAATCTGGTAAATCTTATCAGCTTCAATCATATTTTCTTGATTATAAGTACCATCTTTTTTAGATGTACCAGGTTTACCAATGAAATAGCCACTTCTGAGTTGTGAGTAAAATCCAGTTAACAAACTAGCTCTTTGTAGTTTTTCATTCATATTTAAACCGTCAGCATTATCAACAACTGAAGCTCCTTCTGGCATGATTGCAGCAACAGAATCAATTACGTATAAATTAAAAGCATTTGTAGCAATAGCTAACTGACATTGAAATAAACAATCATTCCCAGTTGAAGAATCTATCATTACTAATTCAGATCTATCTAAACCGGCGCCATCAGTGTATTTTGCTTCCATGAAAGAACCTTCTCTATCATCAAAAGCACAAAGTAATCCTTGTTTCTGGAACTCAGCAATTAAATTAATTGCAACAGTTGTCTTTCCTGCTGAAGGTGGAGCATATAGCTCAATTGAACGTCCTACTGGAATCCCGCCACAACCTAAAACTATATCATTCAGAGATGGCCATCTAGTCTTTATAACCTGTACAGGTACTGATTCATTAGCTACTCTATAAGTAGGAAACAATTCTCTAAGACCATCCCTTAATTCTTTATTCAAAGCCATATAAGTTCCTTATAGATTGTTTTTCTTTAATCCACCTAAAGTACGTTTCTTAGGTGCTTCATCAGCCGGTTTTGGTTCAATTTTAGTTTTTGTTTCTACTTCAGCTGGTGGAGTTTCAGATTTAACATCAGTATAAACTGCGTCAACAACATTCTCTTCAGCTGGAGTCTCTTTTTTACTTAACGAAAGTCTTCTTGGAGATTCATCACCGGATGTTTTAATGGATGATTGAGCACCAACCTTAACCTTTGAAGTTGAATCTTTAAAGTCAAATTTAACAGTGGGAAGACCTAAAGTTTTGATTTGTTCTTCAAATTCTGGGACTTGTGGATAGAAAAAATCTGCTGAATTAACTTTCAAACCCTTGAGATTCATTGGAAATTTCATCAATTTCTCTTTGATTTCAAGTTCATTCATTGGTTTAATAATCTCATCTAAATCAATTTCACAAGAATTGATAGCATTAATTTCATCTTCAGTGAAGATTTTTTCAACACCTAGACTGTCAATGATTTCTTCAGATGTAGCATTTAACCAATCAGCAGGAATTTGACTTTTCCATTGATTATCATATACAGATACTGTATATTTGGTACCAAATTTCTTAGGTTTAGTTGGGTCAACGCTCTTGTTAATAAGGATTGGATACAAGAAGAAAGGACCATTAAGTAGGAAAGTAGGATCAAGTGGATCAAGTGATTCTTCAAGACTTTTGATATCATCTCTGATACCTTTTGTAGCCTTGAAAGCTCTTACTTTCTTTTCTCCACGTTCTTGAAGATTTAATGCAAAGAACCACCATCTGAGCTGTGGTTTCCAACCTACTTCTCCTTTATCACCTAATCCTGAGCGGATTATAGATTCAATTGAGAAGAGAGTATCAACTACTCCACCTGATTCAAGAAAATTAAGAGCAATCAATGTAGGAGCATAAAACTTCTCATTATTCTCTTCTGTTTCTTTAATAGAAGGATAGAAAACTGTCTTAATCTTGAAAGGGCCTTGAACAATACGAAGAAGGTTATTACCCTCAGCAAGTTTAATCTGATCATCAAGATAATTTTCGGGTTCTTGATTCATTTCCCGTTGTTGTGCTGTAGTACCAATGGTCATACGTTTTTTTACTGGTTCTGGCATTTAAGGCCTCCTTTTGATTGTTAGTTATTCAAGATAAAGAATAATAATACTAGTGTTAAACAGATATAAACTCTTATCTTTATTTCTGCAAACCTGAATATTAAAGTAAGAAATAAGAAATAAGAAATAAGAATATTAAAACTAGTTTTCCTGCTGGGTCTCTCATATAGAATTCTTATTTATTATGATTTAAGCAATTTGCACATGAAATTATTTTTGCACCTGTAGTTGTAAACTCATCAATATGATCATCAAATACACAAAAGTAACCATAACCATCATGAGCTGTTAGTTTTTGTCTCCTTGCATATTTGCATTCAAAATTAATATTTTTAGCTGTAACAGAGAAAGGTGCACCAAGAACTTTATCTCTTCTGTCTAAAAGAGTAAAAAAGTTTTGTATCTTGAAGATTGGTTTAAACTTTTCAAGGTCTAATAAATACTGGTCTACACTAGATTGAGCCATCTTTACCTTTTCCCTTTTTAGTAAAATATCTTCTATCAAGCATGCCTTCTAAAATCTTAACTCTTTCAGCAAGAATGAATTGAAGTCCTTTTATTCTATGAAGTGAATTTTTATAGTTTCCTATTAATTTCTTTTGTTTTAAGAAAGTTTTTCCTTCTTCGGTCATGATGAATTGATTATAAATCATTTTATCAGTAGGTTTCGTAAAAGTTGAGGCTAGTTGATTCATTTTGAAAGCTTTAGCAGATTCCATTTCATCTATTAGTTCTTCAATTAGCTCTGCTAAATCAGCTTCAGATGCTGTCATAGTATATCTTATAGCACTGATTTCTTCTGCTTTTTTCTCAAGGTCAACATCAGAATCTCTATTCATATTACCAATTCTAAGGTAATTTTCAATATCCATTTCATAATCATTACCATCAAGATATAAATGGAGCTTACTTAAATTATGAGTAGCAAATAATTCTTCAATATTTACTGGCTTAAGCTTAATAGTAGAGATATCATCAGGTTGGTTTTTCAAAGCCCCAAAACGAAAAGTATTTATACTTCTTTGTTGACTCATTAGTTTATATCCAGCTTATACCCAATTTATACTAAATTTATAATTAATTGTAGAAAAAAATTGACAAAATAAATATATTACATCTTTAATTCTTTTAAGAATTTTTTTACTGTTTCTCTACATAATGCATAGGGTTTAAATAAAGAACTAAATCCAATTAAATTATATTGTGCGACTGATTTAATTGATGTCCTAACTAATTCTCTTTTAGAAGAAGTTGACTCCGAATACCATTTTTGAGTAGCAACATCATAAACTAATACTTTCTTACTCATTGAAGTACATAAAGCATAAATAGCAGTATGATAACCATCAATAAATTCGCCGTCCGATGGGTTCACAATACTAGAAACCATTATTACTATCTCACTATCTCTAATCATCATGCAAGTGCGTCTCATTAAGTCATTTAATTCCTCAGTATACAATGGCCACATAATATTTGATTCAATAATATATTTATCTTGAGAAGCTAAATCTTCTACGAACAATATTTTCTTTTCAATTCCTGGTATTCCAGATTCATGCTTAGATATATATTGACGAAGTTCAAATCCAGAATCAATAAGATCTTTATCTATTGATGATTCATCACATACAGACAATATTCTTTTCTTATCATTAAAATCATTTATTTCTTTATACTCTGTATTAGCTTTGTAAACATCACTTATTATTTCTTGTGTCCATGAATGAGACTCTTCAAATGTAATATCAAATCCTAATCTTATGGCATGAGCAATATTCTGACTCATACAATCAGGGTCAATTTCTGTATTGGCTGGTATAGAGAATATAAGCTTCTTTGTAACCATTTTATGCTTTATCAACTCAAAAACATTGAAAAATTCTATTAATGCCTTCTCCATTAAAGCATTGTCATCAAGTATGTATTCAGTTCTTTTAATAATCTTTGCTTTTTTTCCCACCGAATACCATATAAAGCCATAAGATCTTTTTATATTTAGTAAACCTTTTTCTTCTTTACCATAAAGAGCAATGATATGGGCATTTGAGTTCATATCTATTTTAGATAGATCCATTTCCTAAATCCTCAATAATTACATAATTACTTTCAAAATCTACTTTTAAAATCCAAAAATTATTATGAGGTCCAAGTGAAGTTTTGATAATACTTATGTGATAAGAAGTAACAGTCATTTCACCCACATGAAACTTTTCAATACCATTATCTTGATTGATAATATCTTTTACTAAATAACTATGAAATAATTCTAATTCTTTCATCTAATTTTATCCTTCTGTAAGTTAAAAATTAGGCTTCCAACAGCGGGAGGTTCAATTGGAAGCCATTATTTATTCTGCTTCATCTAAAGCATTAAATAATAGATTACCAGCAAAAGTTTGAACTTTTCTTGAAATTCCAGCATCTTTTGTAAGATTACTACCATAATTAGTAATATTATAGTAGAGATCATATTGTGAGTGAGTAAGCAACCTTTCTTCATCTTCCTCAGATTTTTCACTGATCATGGCATACTCATTGTAAATTGCGCTTCCCATAAGAAGCTGAGTGTCATCACCAATAATTCTTGAAAATCTTTTATCAATTTTCTTCAAAGCTGCAAACTCAATCATATTTTCATCAAGATATTTAAAGGCATTTTCAAGCTCTTCTTTACTTAAAACCATCTTTTTAACCTTTTCAATGAAAGCTTCAAGTAATGTATTTACATCATTTCTTGATTTAAGATTCAATTTTTCTCTTCCAATGCTACGTGGAGCAATTGCTCCATTTGTACACCTCAAAGTCCAAAGTTCCATGAAAGCTTGAGTTACAGATGAACAAGTTGGGAAGTGCATTATTGAAGAACCAATTTTATGGATATCACCCACAGATGCAACTTCTAATCCGTTTTCAGGTATGATTTCCATTTTCAACCAATGATTGGTGAACATAAACCTTGAACCTTCCTTAATCTTATTAATGAAGGCAAAATTAGAAATGTTTGTTAAGCGTGAGTTGTCATTCATATCAATGATGGTTTCAGATTCAGGTTTGAAGTAAGTGTCCAGTCTGTCAAGTTCTCTTTCTTTTGAAAGCCTGTTAACATCAAAGATTAGTTGATCGGTTGGAACCATCTTTGCATAACCCCAAGGAATTTTGAGAGTTGAGCACAGATTCATAAATCCGCTTTCAGAGATTTTGAAAGGATTTCCTTGAAGAGTTAATTCTCCATTATCAGTAATTTTCAAATCTCTAAAAAGTAATTGGGCTTTTTCATAATCAGTAGATTTTTCTGCATAAGCTAAAGCTTCATCATAGCTTTTTGTAGAAAAATGATCATCTTCTTGTAAGTCTAACATATTCAATTCTCCCGAATTATTTTTGTTAATTGTTAAAACAAATATAATTCATCAGTTTCATCTATAAAAATCTCTCCATCTTATAAATAAATTGAATCTTTTCAATCCTATTTCTAAAAATCAGTACTATAGGCCATTCTTTATTCATACCTCTAATATTTTCTGGTCTATCATGTCTAATCCAATGTATTCTGCAGACATGTCCTTGATGCTTAATGAGAATTTTAAACTGAGCATATGTATTAATATTTAAGATTTCAATACTATACATATCAAAAAGTCTTATAATCTCATTTAATAAATCATTTATAGAGTGATCAGATATGATAATTATATTTTCATTACTATTATTCATAATTACATTAACTAGATTCATAAGTTCAGCAGTGGTAGCACCACTTCTATATGGAACCATCTCTTCCATTTTCCACGCATGATAATGTAATAAATCTATATTAAGATTAGGATCATTATTCCCATACATTTTTTTAAATACTTCTAGCATATTTAAATCTCTCATAGTGATAATCCTAAAGATTTTGCTAACTCTCTTTTATATGCAATCTCTTTAATTAATGCTTCCATTAGCATAGCTTTTGGTCCTCCGCCAATCATAATACCATCAATAATAGATACTTTTAATTGAGTTGATACTATATAGTGACTTTGCCACCAGATAAAACTGATACCTTCTTGACGCTCACTTATTTTAATCTGCTCCATATGCTTAGGCAAAGGAATTGATGCTATTACAATTTCTAAAACTTCTTCTCTTGAATATTCTTTTAAATTCATTTTATTACTCATCAAATAAGTTATTTAATCTATCATCTTTATGTTCATACTTAATTTTAACTCTATTATAAAGCTCAATACCTTTTTCATCATCTTCTAAAAGCCTACAAATCAAATTTCTATCTAATCCATCTAAATCTTGATAATTACTTAAGTCATCATTCCCACGTTTTATAATTGATAAGACAGTTTTAATCTCTTCTTGGTCATAATTATGTCTACCTTCACTAAAATATTCAATTAATTCAGATTTAAGTGACATATTTACCTCTTTCTCCCATCTTCATATATTAAAGCATCAAATAATTTTGTAGCAATTTCTTTATTAATCTTTTTTAAGAATCGATAGCTAATATAAATGCCTTCTTGTTTACCTCTTTCATAAGAAAGACTTAATCCTCCAGAAATACCTGCAGGACTTATAGCTTTAACTTTCTGGCCTCTAAAGGTCTTTGCTATAAAATTGCTTCTTATGTCTGCTATATTATCTTTTCTTGACATTTTATTCTCCAAATCTATTTTTGAATATTTCAAGCTCAGATTCTAACTTAACTTTAATTCTATCAAGTGGTAACCATTTTGTATCTTTCACTACCATTAAATTAGGTATAATTGGTTTAAGCATATCAATCTCATTAACATGTAAGTATCCATCTGCTTCATCATGGACAGTGAACAGACAACAGGATTTTAATTGATTATCCTTGAAATATTCTCTAATTCTCATGAAGCCACATTGAGCAATATCACTTGCTGCTCCTTGAATGATGCTGTTAATACCCTGTCTAAAAGCTTCTTCCCAAGCAGCATTATTTGTGGAATTAACTTCTGGTAATCGTCTAATCCTACCTAATTTTGAAATTAAGAACCCTGTGGACAGTGCAAAATCTCTAACTTCAGATTGAAATTCAGCTGTTCTATGGTACCGGCTCCAGAACCACTTTGAATGGTCTGCTGCTAATGTTAAATCGACTTTCTCTTCACCTCTTTCAAGTTTTTCATTAATTGAAGAAACTTTTTTATCATCAGAACCACCATATAGACCACCAAAATTACAAAGTTTAGTAAGTTTTCTATATCTTTTCATTTGAGGATCTTTAGAATCATATTCAAGATTTTGTCCATGATAAAATAAATCAAGAGCTGCCATCCAGTGAATGTCTCTTCCAGCTTCAATATCATCTAACATATTAAAGTCTTGTGCGTGATCTGCCATTAATCTTAATTCTGCTTGTGAAAGATCTGCTGAGAAAAATTTATATTCATCAGATGGTGGGGCAAATATACCTCTAATATTTGATTTAGGCGTTTTCTTGGGTAAATTTTGTACATTTGGGGTTGAACTTAATCTTCCAGATGTAGTGCCAACTACTTTCATTGAGAAATGTAATCTATTAGTCGATTCATCTAGTCTTGATAATAATTTTTTACCTTCAAGATAAGTATTTATCATTTTTGCTTTTTTCTTATACTCAAGAATATCTTCTAATAAAGTTGCTCTTAATTGATATTCTTCTTTATCTTCTGGTGATGAACTGATTGATTCAACTTTGTTATATGAGAATTCTAATAATTGTTTTAATGTATCTTGATCTGTTGAAGCATCATCACTGTCAATGACTTTGTTATATTTTCCTTTTGATTTTTTATAAAGACCTTTATCTATTGCAGCATTAGTTGGTTTTACAGGTTCAAAATCTAACTTCTCAAATAAAACTATCTTTAATTGGTTAGAAGAATTTATATTAAATAACTTACCGGATTCATCAAGAGGTTCTGGAATAATAGGTTTTACTTGCTTAAAAATATTCTCTTCCAATTCTTCCATTCTATCTTTATATTCTTCAGCAGTTCTTGTAGCATATTCTCTATCAAAGTATACTCCTTCAATTTCAGCATCCATATAATGTTTTTGAAGAGGCATGTAAAAATCAAATAAGTATTGTTTTAATAATGCTGCTCCATGATATTTCTTTTCAAGTTTATCAATCTCTTCCATGCCTTCATTAAATATTCGTAATGTAGCATCAGCATCTTTTGCACCATAAATACCTAACTTATTTAATCCAATATCAGAATAGTTTTCAACTTCTTTCTTTTCTTCAGTAAGATTACTGTAGACTTCATTTTTGTATCCGGCTAAATCTGGATATCTTGCTGATAGAAAATCAAGCGATTTTTCTTTGTTTTCATTGATTATATATGTCATAATCATTGTATCACAATAGAAATTCTTTATTACTATTCCAAATTGAACTTGTAAGAAAGTAGCATCAAATTTACCATTATGCAATACTTTTTTGATCTTTTCATCTTCAAGTAAATCTTTCAAAAGTGAGATTACTTCATCGATGTCATCACCAAAAATGAAGTAGAATTGTTCATCTTCAAGGTATGCTAATTCCGGATCATGATCTACATATTCTTTTAAGATCTTGCCTTTAACATAGAGAGGTACATAAAAACCTTCTCCATGCTTATTTGAGAATGAAATACCAATTATGAAATCTTTATGAGAACCATATTCTCTTTCCTTATAACCTTTTCTTTTTTTATCTTTTATAGTTATAAATTCTTTATAATTAAAACCAGATGTTTCAATATCAGTTGATAGTAATTCGCTTTGCTTCATACTTAACATTAGAGACTTAAAATCATTAATATTATCAATAATTTTATATGTACCTTTTGGAATGTCAGGAGTAAATCCAATTAGCCTATTCTCCATTGAATCCATAAAAAGCTGAATTTTTAACTCATCATAAAATTTAGTACCAGGATTAAAAAATGAAGGGTGGTAAGTTATATAGAAAGATAAATTAAGTTCTGGTAAGAAGTTATAATCTTTTGATTCAAACTTTGTATTAAGATGACCATCCACTTTTAGTTTCTTTTTTGTCACTTGTTCAATAGCATTATTACCACATAGAATTAATATTGGAGGTTCTGCTCCAAGATTTGCATTTAGTTCTGTTATATGCATTATGAAATTTTCTAAATAAGGTCTACAATGATTTGAAGCATCTTTATTGAATTTACTCGATTCACCTCTACATAAATGTATAGAGGTAATTGCATAATTAGTCATCTCAAGGTCATTTAATGCTTGAATAAAATTTTGACCATCATTCCCTTTAGTGAGCATTAAAGCTTTTCCGACGTGTTGAACTAATGCTCCTTTATCAGTGATAAAAATAAACTCAATTGGAGAATCAACAGCATTAAGATTAAACCAAGAACCATATGAAGGAGAAAACTTATGGTATTTTGCATCTTTATAGAATGGACAGCCATCACAAACTGAAGGTTCTTCATCAAAATGAAATTCTGTGGGTTCAAATCCTAGTAAACTAAGGTATGATTCTTGAGCTTTTTCATTGATCTTTGCTTTATCTCTTCTAGATTGTTTTTCTTTTTCATAAGATTTATACTTATATTCTTTAAATGTTGATTTAAGTAAGTGAGGTAAATCATAGTAAAATTGTTGTGGAGTTCTCATATTAATCCTTGAATAGAACAATTATTTTATTAACTTAACAAATATAAATCATCAGTTAATCATTTTTGAGTTTTGACTATTTGTATGCAATCCTTTATTAAGCTGTATAGCTTTCCCAGCTTCAAATCCATGTTTTAATCCATTATTTGAAGATGAAGTTTGCATCTTTTTTTCTTTTTGGTCTTTTAATTGGGCATTAATTACTGCATCAATTTCAATATCTTCTCTCTTAATTAAAGAAGTCATTATATTTGATTCTGCCATCATTCTATTCTTTTCGTCTGTAAGTTTTTTATTAATCCCCATCACAGCTCCTTGAAGAAAAGATCTTATATAAGTATTTTTAGTATCACTAGTATTTGATAATGAATGAGTATTCCAAGAGGTTTTTGCTAGCTCTAATAATACAACTTCAAGATAACCAATTAAGTATTTAACTATTTCAATATTCACTCTTTTACCAAAAATCATTACTCCAAAAATAAAATTCTTTCTAGTGGAAAATACTACTTTACATAAATTATGTTTACTAATGATCATATATAGAAGTTGAACCCAATTACCTTCATTTTTACGTTTATTTTTAAATATTCCATCTTCAAATACAATACCTGGTAAAGCTGTTTCATCATATTCAATCTTTGATTTCTCTGAAAATTTAATTTCAGAAAGCTCTAAGTTATATTTAAGAAGAATTTCATTAATTCTGGCTGCAGCATTCTCTGCTTCATGAATTGAGCCTATTTTTTCTGCACCTTCTTTTAGATTCATTAATTTTTTTAATACATCGTAAATCTTTTTTGGTATTTGATCTTCAGACATCTTTATTTACCTTAGGCTGATTTAACCATTCATTAACTGTCATTTTTAAACTCTTCTATTATTTCAATGTATAGATTTTTAAACTTACAACAAGGAATTTTCGACAAATCAATAGTAGCAGACTTAACTACATGTTTTTGATTTTCAAAATTAATATAATAAATATAACTTATCTCTCCTAACTCATCAATTTTAGTTTCTTTTTCAAGAAAAGAATTTATTACTGTGATAGGTTTTTTATTCTTTATAACTACTACAAGATACCTTTTCACCTAGAACTACCTAATAAAAGATTAGTTATTGGGATAATTTGTTGCATAATAAAATTAGGATGAGCTTGAGAGATTTCATCAAGTACTCTGTTTCTTTCAGCAGATTGATATTCCTTAATATAATATATTTCTGTTACATTTGCAGTTACAAGTAATTTTAGACAATCTAAACAAGGTTGATGTGTTATATATGCTTTTAGTTGAGGATATCTTCTTGTTAGGTTAGCAACTGCTGCTACTTCAGCATGAGGACATCTTTTACAATGCCCATCAACCATTAAACAGCCTACATCTATACAATGAGCTGTGCCTTTTACTGATGAATTATATCCCACAGAAGCAATTCTATTATCATTTACTAAAACACAACCAACTTGTAATCTATTACAAGTTCCTCTTAATGCTGTTAATTGTGCAATAGCCATAAAATAATCCTGTCTTGTGATTCTACTCATTTTGAGTTCCTCATTGTGTTAAATAGTTTTTCTGGATCTTTGACTTTAGTATAAAAATTATTACCATCTATTATATTTTCTAATAAATCCATATTATTTTTTTCTTTATCAATTTCTACTCTTTCTTCATCAGTTAATAAAACTTCAAGTTTTGGGTGTGATTCAATAAGCATTAACATGTGGGAGAATTTTGTCAGATTTTTCATATTGTAGTTTTTGACAATTGACGTAGTCCTGTTTTTCCTTACCATATCCAAATTAATCTTAAAGCCATCAATAATATCAACTGGAATTTTTTCAATATTATCTGCTTTCTCAACACAATCTAGTATATCTGATTTAATAAATACTTCTTTCAAGAAGATTACTTTATCAATACTATCTAATGTTTCTATTTTATTTTTTGACTTTTTTAGATAATCATCAGGATCTAATCCATCTGGAAGTATTAATATATCAAAATCTAAACCTGCCATAATACATGACTTAGCAGAAAACATACAAGCTGTAAAACCTCCCTCATCTCCATCAAATAAAAATGTTACTTTATTAGTATATCTCCTTATAAGTCTTGCTTGTTCAATAGTTAATGCAGAACCAAAGATAGAAACCGTATTAAAATAATGTCTTTGATGCATTCTTATTTTCCCAAGAAAGCCCTCTACTAAATAGCAGTTTCCCATCTCAATAATAGATTTTCTTGCTTGAGGTAAACCAAATACCATTTCTCTCCTATTGAAGAAACGATTATTTTTAATATTTTTATATTTATCTTCACTGTCAATTAAAGTTCTGCCAGAAAATCCAATGGTACCAATGTTCGACGTAATAGGAATCATAATCCTGTTTGAAAATCTAGAAGGATTTATCTCGTTTACTGTTCCTGCATATTTTGAATCAATGAAGTTTAAATCTATCAACTGTTGTTTAAAATCTGGAAAAGCATTATAAAGAGCATAAAGATTTTCATTTGCATAGCCGAGTTTAAATTCAATAGCCATCTCATCGGGAATTTCTCTATCATCTAAAAACTTAATACCTCTTGGTAGATTGATCTGCTCGTGGTAATATTCAGTGATTTGATTAAGTAAATCTAGATCTCCAAGTTCAACTTCAATACCTGCAAGTTTTGCTACTCTTTTTATACTTTCTTGAAAATTAATTTTATCAATGTATTCTACAAACTTAAATACATCGCCACCTTTTTTACACCCAAAGCAATAAAAAAGTTGTTTAACACCATTTACACTAAAAGAGGGATTTTGATCTCCCTCATGGAATGGGCATTGTGCCCTCATGTCAGAATAGTTTGAGTCACGCTCAATCTTTATATATTGAGATATGATATCTTCAATCTTTACTTTATCTTTTAATTCTTTCGTGTTCAATTCTTATACTAATTTTAATAGGAAACCATTTAATAAAATTATAATAGAGTATTTTTAATTGAATAAATATAATTCTACGTTTATTTTTCTCTTCTTTCATAAGCATTTCTAATATACCTACGTATCCTATTCCCTCTAATTGATGTTGACCATAGCCTAGAAGTGCTAATTTTAGTTTGACTTTGTTTACTTTTAAACAAGTTTTCTCATCTTCAATCATACCTAAATATGTATTAACTACTCTGTTTGATTCCATTTTTCTTAGCCTTAAATAATAAATATTTATTAAATTTTCTTTTAACCTTCCAAGCAAAATATATTGCTGTTATGTTTTGAAAATAATGTAACCCTATAAATGATGCAAATGGAGAAGATGCTATCTCATATAATAAAAATTCAGAAACTTGCTCTTTTTGTTCTTGTGTCATAATTTATCTCCCAATTCTAAGAATCTTTTTGCAACATTAATCCAAGATAAGTTCTTAGACTGTTCTAATCCTTTTTGATGATAATCATACCAGTCAATATCATTGGTTAATAAATGTTTAACAGCATTTATAAAATTTTCTCTATGGTCTTTATTTTTTATCCAACCATCAACAATAATACCGGCATTTCCAACTCTTTCTCTCAAACAACCCCAATCTGAAGCAACTGCTGGAGTTCCTGCTGCTTGAGCTTCAATGGCTGTAATACAAAATGTTTCTAACCATGTGCAAGGATATAACCATAATTTACTAGACATATATTCTTTTGCAAGATCTTTCTGATTATGATATCCTCTATAAATTAATCCAGGTGTTTCTTTCCAATAATTTGGATGTTTTCTAATATTATCTGGATAGTATCCAAAAACATGTAATTCTAATCTATTATCCCATTTTTTTAGTTCTTCAAAAATGGGTATCAACTCAGTCATGCCTCTATCTGGATTACTTGAATATATTAATTTTGTAGGTATTCTTTCTACTTTTTGGTTAAATCTTGATAAATCTAAACCATTAGCAAAAATCTCCATTTTACTAGTAGGTATAAATGGATATGCAGCCGTAAAGAATCTATAATGATATCTTGATAACACTAAAAATTTATCAAAATAGTTTATATTAATAGGATTAATCCTGTTATAATAGTTTAAATCATGAGCCCAAAAATAAACTTTAGTCTTTGGATTCACAAATCTAAATTCTGGTAATCTTGACACTATTAAAGTATGTATTTCATTTATCTTTTCAAAAGCATCAAATTTCTCTATAGGTTCCCAAGCTACACCATCAATGATTTTTGGATTACCACAATTATTAAAAACATAAACTAAGTGACCTAATTTAGCAAGTTCTTTTGAAAGTTGTATTACTGCAATTTCAGATCCGCCAATTCCTTTCTCAGTGTTATCTGCGTCCCAAGTATGCCCAGCATCAGGTTTTACATAGAAAACTATTAACTGTTGTTTTCTTTTTACAACTTCATAAGTGTCTCTTTGAGCAGTTAAATATTCATACCTTGACCTAACATCATCATAAACTTCTAGATTAACTAATGGTTTAAAAAACTCAGATCCTTCTGAGAATCGACCAGTCTGATCATAACAACTACTTAAATATGCATATGCTTGATGTATTCCTGCATAAGCAGCTATTTTAAGATATGGAATAGCTTCTGCATATTTAATTTCATTAAAAAGCTTAATTCCGTTATTAAAATTAATAATTCCCCAATCTACCATTTGTCCTTGTAGTTTTTTTGATTTTAATTCAATGACTGCTTTTAAAGGTGTTTTATTTTCTGGTACAGGCATTGAATATCTTTCAATCAAAGTAGCACTTAATAGTTCTGCATTACCTTCATTAAATCTAATAGTATCAGTAGAATTGGTATATTTGTCAAGTATTGATAAATTACCAAACCTTTCAATCAAGAAATTGGTAAAATCATTAATGGGTATCGCTTTATCCGTTGATTTTCCAACCAAATGATTGATTTCCATAGTAGAATCTACTAATATTAAGAAATTTTCTCGTTCAGCAAATAATGCAAAATCTAAATCTAATCCGCCATGAAAGTAATTTAATTTTTTCCCTTTTAAACCTTTTAAGAAAGCTTTTACAAATGAATTTGACAAAACTGCAGATTGCAAATCAGAATATCTAGTGAGAAATATACCCTTTTGTGTAATTCTCTGGGGAGATATAAATCCATTAAGAGTGTCATTAACCTTTGTTGTGACTATACCAATATTATCAGCATGATTAATCAAATTTAAGAATTTATCTAAGTAATTATATTGTAAATCCAAAACACAATCACTATTTAAAAGCCAATATCCAGCATAATCTTCTTTACAGCTTAACCATTTTAATACAGTTTGATCGAATCCAAGATTACGGGTGCTAAGTTCAGTAGCTTCTGTCATCTTATTTGAAGAACTATTATCCCAAATAGTTAAATCAAACTTTGATTCATCAAATGTCTTAATTTGATTCATTAAGTTTTTTGTTAATTCTGGGGTTTCATAATTAATTACTAAAATTGCAATCTTATTTTTCATATTTTTTTCCTTAGATATTCAAGGTTTGCAGGATTTTGTTTGTCAATTGTATACCAGTCTGCTTTTCCTGTTCTTAAATCATGAGTATCTTTAAAATATCTTTTAAACATTTCTTTTATGTTCTCTAACCCATAATTTTCAACAGCATATTTTCTTATCTTTTCTGGATTAAGCTTCTCAGATGATTTACAAGCCCAGTAAATATCATTCATAGTTTTACATCTATAACCAGTTATTCCATGGAGGTTTGTTTCAACAAAAGCTCCATAGTCACTGGTAATAATTGGAGTACCACATAACATGGCTTCAATTGGAGCATGACCAAATGGCTCAACATATAGACTAAAATAGATTAGAGCTTTAGCTTTTGATAAGTATTTAACTTTTTGCTTAAGTGGTAATACTCCTACTTCAACTACATGATCAAATACTTTATATACTGAACCCGCTTGAATGTCAGGATCAAATATACTACCACCGCCTATAACTACAAGTTTTTTGCCTAATTGGTGAGTGACATCAATAGCAACTGATAAGCCTTTACCCCAAGTTTTCCTTCCCAAGAATACATAATAATCATCTTTCTCTGCTTCAAATGGGTAATCATCTACATTAAAATATGCTGGGATAACATAATCATAGTTGTTTGGAAAATATGAGGGAGAGTTTTTATTCCACCTATAGTAACAAGCTGTTGCCCATGTGTATGATTCAAAAATTCTATCCGGTAAATATGATCCACCATGTCCTATTCCAGGTTCAATACAAATACAATGAGATGCATAGACATCTGTGATAGGTCTAAAAGCATCCCCAAAGAAATTTAGAATAAAATCATGCTTTTTAACTCTTGACTCAAGACTTTCAATTGTATTCTTAATAAAAGCTTCAAAATCAAGACCTTCTTGATTAGTTAGATGGTCAAGAGCATTTTTATCTCTTTTGCCATGTATTTTATTATGCATGCTCTCAGAAACAACAGAAACAAATTCATCAATCTTCTCATCAATTTTGCTTCCTTCAACACCATAAACAATTACTTTATAGTCTAATTCTTTAAGCATCCTGCACATATAAATAATTTTAGTATTGAATGGATTATTAGGTGCTTCTTCCCATCCAAGTTTATAATCTGCTAAGCCTAATAGGTGAAACGTTGGTTTTTCTGGTTCTTTCAATTTTGTTTCAATAACTGAATTCACTATATACCCAACATGCCATGACATTTCATTGTTAGCAGCGGTTATAGTATCTGTAATAACCATACCTAGTTTTTCAAGATCCTCAATTGATATCTGGTTAATATGCTCAGATCCTTCATCTGCTGGATTTCCAGTAACTCCTGGCCACATATGTTCTTCTCTTGGTATAGTTATTAATAAAAGTCCATTATCAGATAACCAAGATTTAACTTTATTAATTGTCTCAGCTGGATTGATTAAATGTTCAATAATCTCTCCCATTATGATAACATCAAACTTTTCAAATGTTTTATATGTTTCAACATCTGCATTGATGTAGGGTAAAGCATATCTAAATTCTCCTAAGTGACATGCCTTTACATTTAATTCAAGACATTGAACTTTATTATAACCCAACATTTTAAGCTCATTTGAAAACAAACCAGACCAAGCTCCAATATCAAGAATTTTGATATCTTTACCTTTTACAGCACTAAGAGTTGATACTGCATTTTTTACAAAATCAAGTCTAGGTCTTATTAAAGGATTATTTGCTGAATCAAGCCATACATTCTCATTACCTCTATAATATTCTTTAACAATCTCTCTATTATGAGGGGTATTTATACCTTTCATTATCTCTGAAGTAGCTTTCTTGAATTGTTCAGTACTTATTTTATTCATTACTATTTCCTTTAATTTTTATTTATAATATCATTAATTGATTTAATTGATTTATTATCACTAACATTTTTTAAAATACCATATACCAAGCTTTCTAATGACATCTCTTTTTCAATTTGTGTAATGTAAACTAATCTTATTACTAGAAAAAGTGCTACTAATACATAATAAATTGTACTTATTACTGTAGATGGGTTAAACTTATCTAATATTAACCATGTTATCAATACTTGACTTAAATAAAAACCTTTCCGTATTGAATTACTCTTTAGCTTATATTCTGATATAATCTGGACATTATTTCTCATGACTCTTTTTCCAAATACTTTTTTACTTGTTTTAGAATATATTCACCAACTTGTGGTACAATACCTTTCCCTATCTGATCTAATACTTTATTTTCGCTTCCAATAAACAAGAAGTCTAAAGGTAGTCCCATAAGGCATGCTGATTCTCTTCCTGTAAGGAGTCTATGTTCCCAAGGATGTATGTACCTAGTTGCTGAAGACATGATAACTGGACCACATTTTGTTGAGTCCAGTCTTTTGTTGTTGATTCCTCCGTAGAGACCTTCTCCAGGACGAATACGAGACATTTTTTCAATTTTTTCTTCTGAATGTTTTGGAAAATGATCATTATGTAAAGTAACACCTTGTCTTCTAAGGTCATCAAGTTCTTCAAAGATAGGCCCAATAGATAGTTCAGCTCTATAATCTTTTTCTGGTGGTTCTAACATAAACCTAAAAGGAAATCTACTACCAATTGTAAATAGCCTATCTCTCACTTGAGGTATACCAACTTCAGTTGGGGTAATCCTATGCTCTTCAATATAATAATCATACAGAGGAACTTCTTCTTTTGAGATTTGATGCTTTAATATAAATCCAGCAGGAGTAGAATTAAATTGAACAAAGTTTTTCACAGAAGGTATATTTTCAAGAATGAATACTTTTGGTTTTCTAGCAATAATTTCTAATATAAATCTTACATATTCAAAATCTTGAAATTCTTTCATAGCCATAGTTTTTGCATTCTTGGAATTTCTAGAACTTGATGATATCTCTCCACAACTTGGACTTCCCCAAATAACATCAACTGGGTATTGATGAAAAGCTTCCAGTTCACTTGAATACATAATAGATTGAAAATTGCTACGGAAAGTTTTTATATTAAAATAAGGTCGTGGTTCTAGACCCCATCTAGCATTCATACCTGCCCAAAGTGCTCCTAAAATAGGAAAACCTGCTCCACAATAGATACTACCAAAAGAAACTTTCGATATTGGATGTGGTATTAATTCATCTTTAGTGCTTAGAATTTTACTCATTTCTAATACTTTTCCATAAGATTAAATAATTTATTAAATCTTTGATAGTATCATTTACTGATTCATTTGCAACAACTTTGTTTGGATTATTAGTTAATTCTCTTAATCTTGCAAGCTTAGTACCAATTAGTACTTTACAAGATTGCTCTTGTGTAACTCCAGCAAAATCACCGGAATATTTAAAATTAGAAAGACCATCAATCTCTGCAGCATAGTCATTCCCCTTTTTTCTTAATGTTTCCAAACACTCTGAAAAATCTGATTCCGCTAATTTAATTATGTCAGCAATTAACATTCTTTAACCTCTCTATAGTATAAGAAATAGCATTATGATTTATGTCACACCCAATGAAATCTATATTTAATTCTTTTGCAACAACAACAGAAGTTCCTGAACCAACAAAAGGATCAAAGAATACTCCATCACTTGGACAACTTGAGTCTATAATTGGATATAATAAAGATTTTGGCTTTTGAGTAGGGTAACCAGTTCTCTCTGTTTTATCATTTTGACCTAGAATTGAAATGGTCCATACATCGTCTAATATTTTACCTCTTTGATCATAATATTTTTCTTTATCATAACCTCTTGGTGCAGTTTCTGAATATGGTTGTCTTACATATTTAGAATCTGGGTTGAAATAATAGTTCTCAGTTTTTGTATATCTTAATATAGTATCATGTCTTTTTCCAAAATCTTTTTTCTTACGAGGTGCAGAATTATAGTACCATATTATTTCATTTCTGAAATTATGATCACCAAAAATACCATCAATAAGTATTCTTATCCAATGGGAAATGATTGAATCACAATGAAAGTATAATAAACCAGTTGGTTTAAGAACCCTATGCATTTCTATTAATCTTGGAGTATAGAATTCCAATATGTCTAATCTCACAGGTTTTAAATCTTTAAACTCCTTAAAATCTTTTCCAGTACCAAATAACACATCCCCATATATCAAATCTATACACTTACTTGGTAATTCTTTGAGTAAGTATAGATTATCACATTGATAAACTTGATTTACTAGGATTTCATTCATAAGAAATTATCTTATCATTACGTAAGAAATTTAATTCTCTCGCACTTAATTCATATTCCTTTTCATTTGGAATAAAATCTATTAAAACTTGACAGAAGTTAACAGAGTCATCTATTTTCAATAACTCAAAATCTTTCTTTTCTTTAATAAGTTGACGATCGTCTGCATTAAGATGGCCTCTTCTTAAATCTTCCATTTGTTCAGCTAATTTAGCTGCAACAGTTTGTAATAATACCATTTTTCTAGAAGCCATCTCTTTAATTCTAGAACCATTAATTGTTATTAGTATCGATTGAAAATTACTCATCCTATAACTCCTAAATCAATATTTCTTTCATAATTGTATTTAATCTCACTTGCTATATGAGCAGCAACTTGTACTGGTATACTTCTACCAATTAAATCCAGCTTTGTTGAAAAACTTATATGCCCAAATTGAAAATCTAATGGGAATCCTTGAAATGTAGCCGCTTCTCTTGGTGTAAGTACTCTATCATGCCAAGGATGTACATATTGAGTTTTTGATGATGCAATAACTGGGCAAATCTTTTCAGGATCTAATCTTTTATTATTTTGAGTTCCATAAAAACTATCACCTGGTAAGAGCTTATTAAAACCTTGTTTTCTTTCTTCAGAATGATTAGGATGTTCATCATCATATAATTTTCTATCTTTTCTTAAAAGATCTAATACAATTAAAACTTCTCCAGCTTTTTTACCAGCGAGCATTGTAGAAGGTTTAAGATACATAAAATCTAAATTCTTTAGCGAAAAGAAAATAAATAAACGTTTTCTAGACTGTGGCGTTCCATATATTTGTGAATCAACATTAACAATTTGAACACGATAATGATCTGGATATGAGAATGATTCTTTTGTTGATATACAATAAAGTTCATTATGCCTTACTTCAAAAAACCTAAGGAGAGAAGGTAAATATTCCATAACAATATATGGAGCATTTGTATAAAGTAATTTTACTAGAGCATGATAAAATTCAAAATCTTTAATGCCAAGAGTCTTTAAACTTGAACGATCCTTTCTTTTCACTCCTAATGCAGAAATTTGACTACAGGATGGAGATGATATTAAAACTGTTGGAGTAGGATAATTTACTAATCCATCATCAAAATCATTACTAATACTTATATTAGGGAAATTATCATAAAAAGCTACCTTACCTTTATGTATAAACTCTCTATTATCCACATTAAAAAGCACATTATAACCTTCTAATTGGAAGCCTAATAAATTACCTATGCCGCATTGAAAACCACCAACAGAAAATTTCATTGTTTCTCCATTAAATGAAGTGCTCTTACCCATTTATTTCCATCATAATACATGAATGAGTTTAATATTTCAGATTGATAAATATCTTCTTTGATTGCTTTCCTTTTACATGTTTTTAGTAAAGCTTCTTTACCTTCATAAGAGATTCTAAATCCATTATTTTTATCAAATACATAATATGAAGGCCAAACATATAAAAGATTTGAGTCAATATCATTAAATTGATAATAACTTGAGTCTTTATATTGAAGATTAGATTTATGAGACTTTACTAATTCATGTAAAAAATTCTGATTTTCTAACCAAAAGGGTTCTTTAAAATAAGCATGTCGTGCTGTATAACAATATTCTTCAAAGAAGCTCATATACTTATGTATAGTCTTTATAGCACTTTTTGATTGAAAAGCTTTACAACATTCAAAACCATATCTTGCTAAAAGATTCTCTGAGCTCATCCACATTTGAACCACAGGATGACTCAAATATCTACCAGTTCCTTTTATTAAAATTTGTAAGATTTGGTATGCTTCAAGAATTTGTTTATTTAAACGCTTATTATCAAGAAATTCTAAGCCTTTACATAAGTCTTTGAAATAGATAGTTTCAGCAAATTCTTTATCAGACAATAAAAAAGTTTGCATTATATACTCGGTATTTCTATATTTGAATTATCTGAATTATTTATTGAAATAATCTTAATACCCTCATTTTCAAGTACTTTAACTACTTCAAAATACATGGTTTGAATTTTTAATATTTCATCTAAACTGAAAAGTTTTTCTGTTCTGACAAGTTTTCTTCTCTCAATAGAGTTTGAATCAGCATATACAAAGAAAACTTTTACAAATGGATCTTTTAAAGCTTCCATTATATATGTTTTATCATATTCTCTTTCAAAGAAAGTACCATAAACAAGTGATGAAAGTAATGACCTATCAACTGCCACATTAATAAGTTCTCTTATTGGCCATATAGTAAGCCAAAAGAATTTTTGTAATTCTTCAATTAAATTTGTAAGTAAGAATTCTTTTGACATCCCCAATACATCAAAACGTTTTTTAATGAGTGGAATGTTATTCTTTTTTGAAAAGGCTTCAGCTAACGTTGTTTTTCCTGATAAATCTGAGCCTTCAAAGATATAAATCATGTAATTAATCCCTTAATTTTACAAAACAAATATAATTCAGCTTTGTTAGAGTAAAAGAATTTTAAATTCATTTATAATTTCAGACCCTTTTAATAAAGCATTTTTCTGATAAATATATATGAGAGCATTTGCATATTGTTGACCAAAGGAACTGAGTTCATGATTATGATAGTAAAAAAAGCCTTCACCTCTATCAAGTCTAAAAGCTATATTAGTTATTTCTAATCTTTCTTTCTCACCAAATCTCCAATCATCACAATAATCAAGGGAAGAGGTTTTTGATAATGCATTTAGAGTATTTTGCACACTACCTGTAACATCTCTTTTCTTTTGATAGTACCCAAATGAAGCATTAAAGTTAAAATTTCCTAATTCAATTCCTAATACAGAGGCTAAATATCTTTGTAGCATTGTGTGATGAAAAACATCATATGGTAATAGATTCATTATATCAACAGTACGCATATATACAGAACAATGTAACTTATTCTGAATTTTGAAGAAGTGAATATTTAATGTACAAGGCCTTCTATCCATTTCTTTTATGTAAAGATACTCAGGTTTCCACATTGTTAAAATAGCTTCTCGATCTGCTGAAAGTTTTAATTTTTTTAAGATGTGTGGAATTTGTATTGTATATTCCTCACCATAACTATAATGAAATTCTCCATTTTCTTTTTCAAGTTTTCTTTTCCAAGCAGGTCTAAAAGTCCATGCTGATCCAGGATTTTGCATTTCCTTTTCCTCAAAAGCCAACCTGTTTGCTAGTTCAACAAAAGCCCATGACCAGTTTTTCTTATGGTTAATTAATGATAAAACAGGATTTGTAATTGTAAAACTAATTGGAGTAATTGTCTTAGCTTTTGCCCACAAAATACCTTCGTCTAAAGTTTTTTGAAGAATCTTTATATAAATTTCTTGAAAATTATCTGATGTCATTTTTTCTCTTGAGTTTTAATTCTTAATCAAATAAATTGATGCAATTTAATAAATTATAAAACCTCATGTGGAAACTTCCGTGAAAAAAGTATATCTGCTTTTGTCATCAATTTATTGATATAATAACTTGAATAAGTTTCTAAAGCTTTATTAAATTCTAAACTTCTAAATAGCATTGATACAAATGATTTATTATTCATAATAATAGTATTTGTATCTTCAAAGAAGTAAAAACCTGCAGTAACATTATTTGAGACTATAACTTGCTTGTCTATAAATCGTTTATAGATTCCTTCAGACATATTTATCATGATGTTATATCTTTTGGTTGTTCATCTAATGATGGATCTATAATTGCTAATTCTGGAAAAGATCCGGTATTTTTGTACTCATCAATAAGATTAATAGTTACTTCTTCTAGTCTTGCTTTTAATTTGCTTAAATCAATAAAAACAGTTGATGGGATTGAAATAGCCATCGATTGAGAAAATTCTTGTCTCTGTACACCTTTTTGTTGAAAAATAACTGTGATCATGCTTTCATATTGGTCAACTGCTGTTCTTGCCATTTTAAACTCCTTTATAATTTAGGCCCTCAACTTAGAGGGCCTGTGCAAAAAATAACTCTACCAATCTATCTATACATTTCGATTATAGATAGTTTTTAAGTCATAAGATCTCCTTATGTTATTGGATAAATCTTTCCTCCATGAGAGCCACAATCTGGACTTATGCATTCACCTTTTGAGTTAACTTGTATGTATCCACCTTGTATTTTACAACCTTCGCATAATACAACTGGATATAATTCATTTTTATCATCTTCAGGAGTGCTTAAACCATAAAAATCATACTTAGTTGAATCCTCAAGAGGTTTAAATAATTTATCATGACATTGTTTACAAAAATCAGCCACTTAACCTCCCATAACCATAATCAACTAATTCTTTTACAGTGAAAAGATTTTCAACATCCCCCTCTGGTATAGAAATATCAAAAAGTGATTCACACTCCATTAGAATTTCTATAACATCTAGTGAATCAGCACCTAAATCATTTATTAAGTGTGAGCTTTCTGTAATTTCAGAAAAATGAACACCCAACTTATTCTCTAAGATACTCTTAAATTTCAAAAGTATAGCATCTCTTTCCAAAACAACCTCCTAATATTTAGATTCAATTCTAAACTGGTTTACGTTTGATTTTCTAAAGTAAAGATTAAGAATTTCAAGTGGTTCCATTATTTCAAGCATAAGAACAATATAAGCCTCATATGCTAATAAATAGTGTTTCTTGAATTTTGCTTCATCTGTTGGATATTGAGAGCATTTCCAAGGTTTATTCTTCAAACAATTCATTGTAATACCAAGTCTCAAAACAAAATCAGTAACAGCTTCATCAATACTTACAACCTCTTTAGCTTGATGTACTACTTTTTCAAGTGAAATATTAATATCAGTATGTTTTATACCTGAAAGTATACCCAATTCTGTTAAGAAATGTAAGCCATCTGCAAGTTCTTCTTTTGCATGTAAAAGTTGCTCATTTTGAGTTTCAACATTCTCACTATCATCAAACCATGCTTCAAGTGATTCTCCAATCTCCTCCATTGTTCTCCAAGCCATATCTTTCAATTGTGCTTGGCCTTTTCCATCATGAATATTGACTGGCATATCTTGAGTCCATCTTAAGCCATTCTGGTGTTCAAGAGGTGTATATTTTTGAGCTAATTGCTCTTGTCTATCAAAAATAAGTTCATATATCTTTGATAAGTGTTCTTCATTAAATTGATCTGGAAAATCATATACGTTCATTTTACTACTCCTGGTTTGGTAATTTATCACATTTTTCACATAAGACTAATGAATCATTATCAAGAATTTTTCCTTCTTTACCTTTAAATGATTCTACATATGTATGTCCACAACTTAATTCATACATATAATCTGTTTTCATACTACTGCAAAATTCTTCATTAGATACCTTTCCACAAATTCCTGAACTTCCACCATACATAAATCTTTTGACAGTTCTTAACATCTTATACCTGATTAATACTTTTTAATGTTAATATATTTATTTCATCTCTTAATTTTTGAAAGGCTTCTGTCAATTGTTGCTTTTCAATTTTAATATTTATACTTCTAGTAATAAATAATTCTATCTCTTGTGTAATCTTGCCTTTGTATATATACCCAAGAAATTTTTTATTCAAGTGCTTGCTAATCCTTACTTCAAAAAAACCATGTATTGGTTTTACATACCAACATACTTTACTCTCCCTAATTACCTCTGACATAACAATATATTTATCATCATCTTGTCCACCAGACCAATATAATAAGAATTCCTTGTCAGGATTTTTAAGCATATAGCTTAATACCAATTTTTCTTTTACTGCATCAAACATTTAATTATTAAACCGGGTTTCAATTTTTTCAGTTAACAAATTTAATACGTCTGTTTTTATTTTAAGATTGCTAAAATTCTCAATAAGATCAGAAGGACTAAAAGCTTTAATTTCAGAATCTCTTAATACCATGGAGAGTTTCAATCTGTCTGGATTTGGCATTTTAATATCTTCTCTTTCAAGATAATTAATTTTCACTTTTGGATTCTTTAAATCAACCAATTCTAGATTAAGCTTAATTCTTTGAAAATCTGCAGGAAATAATTGATTAAGTTTATTCATCAAATCTGGATGCTCATCAATCAATTTTGCTGTCTTGACCGGACCAAATCCATATAATCCAATAATGTTATCAGATTTATCACCAACAATAGCAAGATATTTTGGTATATCTGCTTTTGATACTCCAAATTCTTCCATTACCATTTGTTCATTATATTTTATAAGTCCTTTCTTACCGGGTCTAACAATATTTATATTTTTACTCTCATCCATTAATGAAAGTAAATCTTTATCTCCAGATATAACTGTGATATCTCTACTAAACTTTTTTACTATAAAGGCAATTATGTCATCTGCTTCATAAGTTAATTTATCAATTTGAACTATTCCACAATGCGTTAGTACTTCCTTTAGTATCCTAAAAGACTCTTCAATACGCATTTTTTCAAATTCTTCATTTTCCTTTCTGGATTCTTTATATGCAGGATAATATATCTTTCTCCAATAGGGTTTTTTGTCCCAAGTAATTACAATACTAGAGCCAAACCTATTAGCATAAGAATTAAGGATAGATAAAAACCCATATAACATACCCGTAGGTGCGCCACCACTTGATTCAAATTGAATAAAAGTATGGTATGCTCTATAAGCAAGATTAGAACCGTCAATAACTGTTATCATTGCTGCGCCTTTATAATTTTCAAGTAGCGTTTTCCATCAAGCATAGTATCTTCAATTAGGTTTTTCATGGTTAATTCTTCAATAACTTTTCTCAATCTTGTTCTTGGAGATTGACCATATTTACTATATTCAAACTTGACATCTACAGTATCATATAGCTCTTTATAAAAGATACCATTCTTACTTTCAAATATAGTTTTTACTATAAATGATTTTTTTGATTCTGTTGGATTCTCTTTATTTCTTTGAATTGAATATTTTACATTCTTCATTAGTTGAAATTCATTTACCATATTCATGTATTTTGAATATACTAAATCTAAGAAAGGTTCCCCATCTTCAATATGATCAGGCATTTCTAAATCAAATTCCTCTTTTACTAAAGCAAGTCTCTGAGAAAAAGGTAAATCATAGTTTAGAACACATCTTCTAAAATCCTCTTTCCCAATTATTTTTACTGAATTATTATCAGTAGACATAATAAATCCTTTTTATTTATTTACAAATATAATATATCATTGATTTTTATTTCCTTGTTCCATTAATTTTTTATGATATTGAAACTTATAGTCTCTTAAAAGATTTCTAGCCTCAATCCAAGTTGGATCCTTACTATCAACTAATTCTTTAATCTTTTGACTAACAAGTTCTACTAACCATTTGGTTATTGGGGGTTTTCTATCAACTTTTTCTGTTCTATATGTGAGCATTAAATATAAAGCAAAAGTTTGAAATGCTTCTACATTCATTTTGGGTATATTAACTTTAAGTTGATGATATCTTTCATTCTTCTTTCTGTTGGTTCTTAAGCCAATTCCACTAATAAAAAATGATTCTATACCTTTCTTTTCAAGTAAAAATTTATCAATGTCTTGTTCAAATTCATTCTTAGTATTAATTTTTCTTTTATTCTCCATCTATAATTCTCCATTAAAAAACTTATTTATATAATCAATAAAGTCTTCCTCAGTTTCAACAATTTTAATTATTGATGCTTTAGTCTTTTTATAAATATCTAGTCTTTCCTCAGAATGTTTTCTTAAATGTCCTACTTTTGTAATCCATTTATATTCTTCTTTTTGAATCTTATTAACTCCATCATCATCATAAGTGTCAATAAGCAATACTTTACCTTTAGTCTTAGTAACTCTTGCTCCTCTTCCTTTTTCTTGTACAACTAACCTCTCTGATTTTTTAGCAGAACCTCTTACAATAGCATCAACACTTGGGATATTGAGACCTTCTTTTCCCACAGTTAATACTATATTATTGATTTCCTTATTTTCTAGCTGAGTATATATTCTTTTTCTTTCTTTTAATTTAGTATCACCCGTTACTTCAATAATCTCATCGCTTATCTGCCTTAATAAATCTAACTGGAATTTTTTACTATCAATCATTAACAAGCTTGTTCCATCATGTTGATTAATAGTCTGAATAGCTTTTAAAAGCATATAATTTCTATTTTCATTTAAATAAATATTATTCTTTGTGGCTTCTTTCTCATCTTCATAGAAAGGAACTTTATGCTTATAGATTAATATATAAGGTTTTGCCAATCTACCAATTGATATTAAATAATCTTCATCAATTTGTATTAGCTTTTTACCACAGACAGCTTGAATGAATAATTCACTTTCTTCTGGAGTTGCTGAAAAACCAAATCTATTCTCAGCAGGACAAGCCATTGCAATTTTATAGTAACCAGTGTATCCTTGAGGAATTCTTCTAATAATCCTTCCACCTTTCTTTATAATTTTTGCTTTAGTAAAATTAGCATGATGTGCTTCATCTAACATAATTGTATTAAATTGTTCTAACCAGCCATTAGAAACTAATTCATCAAATGAAGAATCGAGTGTATCAACACTAGCAACTTTAATTCTGCTTTGAGAAGCATAAATAGATTCTTTACCAATGATAAAATCAATATCTTCATTTAATGCATTAAATATATCAAATCCTATTTGTTCAACTAAATCAATACTGGGTACTATAACAAGTGCTTTACCTTTGAAATGTCCTAGCAACGTAGCAATAATAGTAGTTTTTCCTCCTCCAGTAGCAATATGATAATAACCTCTTCTATTTTCAATCCCAATATCAATAGCTAGTTTTTGTTTATCATAAAAATCATAATCAAATTTAGCGTGTTGTTCCTCAATTATATCCTTATAATTTCTTTCATCAATTATATTTAATTCAATTGATTCTGGTACTTCTTCAACAACTTTGTTAAACAAGCCTGTAGGAAATTTTCTTAAATTCAAATTTGCTAAACATAAAGATTTATCTTGATGGATTATCTCTCCATTACCTCTGTGAAATGCAGAATACTCAAATTTACATGCTTGTTGCACATAGTTATACATCTCATATGGATTCTCTTCTTTATTAATAGAGAAATAAGTATAATTATGTTGTATTCTTAGATTCATGATAATGACTTAGTGATATAATCTATAAATTTAGAATTTATAGAAGAAGTATTAATATCAACATTATGAAACATTGCTCTTATCTTTTTCATAGGTTTTGCAATACCATTTCGTCTACTATAACCAATGATTTTTGCGATAGTTTCTCTTTTCATGTTTGGAAACATAAGTTTTAATTGAAAGATATTACCAATTTTTTGACCAGACTTCCCTCTAAAAACTCCTTGTATTTCTTTTATAAATTTTATAAGTGTACCATCTGATACATAAACCCTAATATCAAAATCCATTGGAACTTCAATCTCAATATCATAATTTTCAATTTCTAAATTTGGGTCCATATGAGAATTTATAACCATACCTGATTTTTTAAAAATTGAAATAATTTCTTTAACCACTGCTTGTTTTACAAGCATATATATCCATGCGTGTGGAGAGTTATTTTTTAATGGATTATATGTTTTTAATGCTTTTATATAACCAAAATAGGCAATAGATTCAAAATCTTCTTTTAATAATATTCCTGATTTATCCTCATAATACTTTAAATACCAAGATCTTTTTAGTTTATAAAAGTAGTAACATAATTCTTTATCAGTTACTTTACCTTCTTGATATTTTGCACAAAATTTAACTAATTCCTCATTTTCTATCATTTTGAGTCTCAATATTAGAAGATGGTTGACTTAGACCTTTTTTCTTAATACCTTGATTACTTGGATCTTTTGAAATAAATTTTCCTATGTCTTCTTGGAAAGGAATATCCATCTCAAATAATGGCCCATTATTTTGTTTTGCAATGATCCATGTAATGTTTGATTCTACTAATTTTCTATCATGAGCTTTTGGATAATGTAAAAAGAATACTGTTCTTGCAACTTCTTCATATGCTCCAGAATCTTTTAAATCAGATAGTTGTGGAATCATACTCTTTCTTTTAGTAAGATCTCTATTTAATTGTACTATAACACAAATATGTATATTTAATTCTTTTGCAATAGCAAGCATCTCAGTTAAACACTTTGTTACTTGTTGAGCTTTATTTGATGTACTATTTACAACATCTTTTATTCTATCAAATAAATCAAAGAATGCAATTTCAATACCTTTTCTCTTTAGCATTCTTAATTCACTTTTTATCTCAGCGAGAGATTTACTTATACCTTCAATTAAATGGTAATTCCAAGTAGCAATCTTTTCTCTTGCTTCCATTAATTTTATCTTTCTAAAATCTGTATCTTCCCATATGTGGCAATCTACAATAAATTGACCAGGTATCCCACTGACTAAAGATTCTAGTCTATCAGATTCAACTTCCATTGTTTGCTCAAGAGCATAGTTTACTACACCTACTCCTTGCTCACACATATTTTTAATTAGATTAGTTTTTAGGGCAGATTTACCATTTGAGGGTCTTGCAGCAATTACTGATATTTCCCCCCTTGATATTTTATAGGTTAAAATATTATCAATTTCTTCAAAGCCTGTAAGAATCCATTTTCTTTCTCTTTTTTCTTTATCCTGTTGAGCTCTAAACTCAAGATAGTTTGTACCTGAGACTACATTTGATGAATAAGTCTTTGTATCAAAAACTGAATCAATATCTCTTATAATAGTATCAAAAGAAGTATTATCATTATTAAGCCTTTTTGATACTTCTTTTAATTTTTGATCTGTAATTCTTCTGTTCTTCTTATCATGTAAAATCTCAATAATAGAATCAAACTTCTCTTCAACATAGAATTTGTCTTCAATATTGAATAGTTCTTCAAGACTCAAAGGTTTTCCCATATTCTCAAGCATTGAATTTACTGAGAATATATCAACTTCTTTTTGCTGCTCAATAACTTTTCTAATTGCTCTAAATACTACGATAAAATTTGGATTTGCAAAATCTCCATCATCTAATTCACCAATTCCTTTGAATGCAGCTTCTCGGCTATTAAGCATTAAACCAACTGCTAATTGCTCGGATAAAAAATCTTCAATCATATTGTGCCCTTGGACTTGATCAGGATGTTTAATGAGTGGTTTGAGATTAATTTCTGTAAAGATTTAGGGGCAAATTCCCAATCTTCACTTGATGGGACATTTAGTATGATTAATTTTGTCTGATTATAAATAGTCTCAATATAATTATTTAATGCTTCTTTTTGTATATTATTATATAATGAAAATTCTAAATTGTCAAGAAGCCTCATATCATATGTAGATCGACTTAATTCTCTTATGCTGTCATACTGCCAACTATTTGTTATTCTTACGCATTTAGTACGTATGAATTTACTTTCCATAAAGGTAGTAATCAAGTAATTATAGATTAAATTTCCAATAAATGTATCACCTGTAAAAGATATGATTTTTGGGTCTACATCTGGAAAACTATTAATTACTTTATTTAATGCTTCCAAGCTGGCTTCACTTAATGAAGATTCAATAAGTGATGGATCAGTTAAATTAAGGTACCTTAAATTCCAGTCTTCTTCATATTTTTTAAGACCATCTGTCATAAAAATTTAATCCCATGAGAATTAGAAGTTCTATTTGCTGCTTTAATCTGTACTAAGCCTTTAAAGAAATTTTTCTGGAGAGTAGTACAATCAATAATAACTTTCTGCCAGAAATTTGTGTGGCTTGTAAAATAATCAACTACTTTTTGATATTCTTCCAATGATACAGAAGGATTAGCTTTCACAAGAGTAAATATTTTTCTTATCTCACTATTTCTATCTTTAGTAGTGAGATATACTTCTCTTATATTTTTTTCCTTTAATTTTAAATACAAATATTCAACTACATCAATTGCCAAGATAAACTTTGGATCTTTCATCAATTCTGCTTGCTCTTTCTTTCTTTGTTTTCTACGCTCTGTTTTAGTTGTGCATTTGATTTTTGAAGTAGCAGGTATACTTAACTGTTCTAGTTTTTTAGTATATATATTCTGAGGTATATATACTTGCTCTATCAATCCTTCAATAGTAGTTAAATCATTTTCAAATATAGTAGATTGCATATCAATAATTTGATCATTTGTCCAATCTTCAACATGAAAAGATACAAATCCAGAAGGGAATAAAACACCTAATTCATTTTTATTAATATTATATTCAAAGTGTTCTGCTGCTTCAAGTTTATTTAATAGAAAAAATACTTGTTGATGGCTACCATCAAATGATTTCTTAATAACATTTAAATTAAATTGTGAGGATATATTGCTGCGACAAAGAAAGAGGTAGAATAAAAGTTTAGCCTCTGAATTACTCAGACTAGTAAATTGTTCTGGTGAAATTATATTAATCATATTGAAAATTTACTCCAAAATTGATGTGACAAAATTAAACAATCAGTTACTCCATTGGTGCGAAATTAATTGAATCCAGAAGAATATAAGATATTGTTTGAAGAATTAGTTTCACTACTAAATGATCCAGAATTTAACTTATGGTTAAAATCTCAGGAGAATGAAGATAATTTTACAGATTGTATAGAAACACTATCAAATATGATTGAAAACTATAAAAGAGATAAGGTTAATTAATGGATGAGAAAGAGATTAAAATAACGTCCAATACCCCTGTTGAGCAACTTATAGAAAAAATTGCTTTAGGCGAACTCCAATTAGAGGGTAGAGGTTATATCAATAAAAACTCCGGAGTTGTAGGATTGATGATATATGTAAAGGATTCTCCCAGTGAAATAATTGATATCTACTATGAAAATTATCTTGAATCTGATGGAAAGCTACTTAAGATTGGTGGCTAATAATCTCAATAAAATAAAGTATACTCAGAGTTGCGGAAAATTCCAATATATTTAACTAAAAAGCTATTTAACTTATTTTAGTTTTAAATTATTAACCTTATTTATATATAATATATTAGGATTTTCGAACTCGGTGTTCTTCAAATTGAGAGTTTTAAACTTTTTACAGATTGATTTTTGAACCGCCAGAAAAAGTCAAAACACACAAGTTACTTTTGACTTGTTATATGACATATTCACTAATGAAGTCAACGGTTCAACGGGTGTTTTTAAATTAAATTTGAATTAAATTATGGTAAACAAGATCTTAACATTTATATTATTAACATTCTGATATAAAATATAAAAGCAACTACGGGCGAGCGCATTGGAAAGAAGTTTATTTATTAGAATATTTTGATTATCAATTATTTCACTAATAAGATACATTTTATATT